ACAGCGTACGCTGGCAGAATGCAGGGTTCCCTGACATTGCCTCGGCGCGCTTCGCCAACACGGAGCCGGAGCTGTTTGCGGAGCCGCAGCTTGCAACTGGGTTTTCCCTGACCAAGCTTGACCCTTCCACAAAGCGCCTGCAGCCCAACACGGAAGACATGCAGCACGGCACCTATACCCACGGCATGCCCTCCCTTGGGTACGCCGGAAAGTTCCCTGCGCTCGTTCAGGCTTCCGAAATCTGGAAGGAAAACCTCGGTGCCGCCAAGACGCCAACGGCCCAGCAGCACACGCTGATGACAAAGTTCCCGTCTGCAAACGTGGATCAGCGCGTGGTCGATCTGGTGAAGGGCGCGCAAGAGGAACGCAAGAAGAAGTACGGCTTCAACACCGGCGGCGCGGTCCAGCCCACCGACGCGCAGAAGGAGGCTGGCAACTACCGCAAGGAACACATCAGCTTCCAAGGGCTGCCGATCAGCATTGAAACCCGCAAGGGCCAGACCCGCAGCGGAACCGGGCCGGGCGGCCACAAGTGGTCGGTCAAGCTGCCGTACGACTATGGCTACATCAAGCGTACCGAGGGCGCGGACGGCGACCATGTGGACGTCTGCATCGGCCCGCACCACCAGTCGGATCACGTTTTCGTGGTGGATCAGCACGATCACCGCACCGGAAAGTTCGACGAACACAAGGTGATGCTGGGGTATCGCACGAAGTCCGAGGCAGAGCATGCCTACATGGGCGGCTTCAGCGACGGCAAGGGTAAGGACCGCATGAAGGCCATGACGGCCATGCCGATGTCGCAGTTCAAGCTGTGGCTGAAGCGTGGAGACACCAAGAAACCGATAGAGCGTGCATTGAAGATGACTTCGTTGTATTCTCTCGGTCACGACCGGGACGCCGGATAACCTCAGAGGATCGTGACATGGATTTCAAAGCACTTCGTGCGAAGCGGAATGATAAGGCCCGCAGCCTGATCGAAAGCTCCGGCGGCAAAGTCGACAGCTCCGACTGGACCCCAGATGAGCCACTCAAGGCCGACGTGAAGACCGGCATGCGCCCGATCTCGCGTCGCGCTTTCAAGACTGGCGGCAAGGTGGATGGCGAAGAAGCCAAGACCAACCTTTCGCGCGCCCCGCGTGGTAACGTCGGCTTGGCCAACACCAACCAGCGTGTCGCCAATGAAGAGCGCGACGGCGAAAAGCATGTCGGCGGGTTCGCTCGTGGCGGCTACAGCAAGTCGGCAGTCGACAAGGAAATTTCCAAGGACAAGTCCATTGGCGGCAAGGAAGCGAAGGCCATCAATGCGCTGTTGAAGGGCCGCCAGAAGGACGATGAGCCTGAAGCCCTCAAGCGCGGCGGTCGCACCGGCAAGCAGGACGGCGGCATGATGTCGTCCATCCGCCCTAAGGCGCGGCCAGACAGCGTGACGTATCGCGGCATTGGGACTTCGGAGCAGGACGGCATGCCGGAAGATGACGGCTCCACCGTCGTTCGCCCCAAGGCGCGGCCAGCAGGCCTGTCGACTTCGAGCGCACCGACCGCATCTGCCCGCCCGAAGGCAATGCCTGCCGTCAACCCAGACACCGGCAAGCTGGAAACGCCCGAAGAAACCCAACGTCGCCTTGATATGTATTCAAGCCACTATAAGCGCGGCGGCAAGACTGAAAAGTTCGAGGGTTCGGCCAAGGACAAGGCCGAGGACAAGAAGCTTGCAGCCAAGCGCGGCATGTCGATGAAGAAGTGGGAAGCCTCTTCTGCCGACGACAAGCACGACGAGCAGCAGTCCATGAAAGGCCTGAAGCACGGCGGCAAGGCCGACAAGGATCATGACGACGACTGCTCCTGCAAGGCCTGCGGTGGCCGCATGGGTCGCGCCACCGGCGGTCGCGCTGGCAAGGGCAAGACCAACATTGTGATCAACGTCATGCCGCACACCGCTGGCCAGAAGCCGACCGGCATCCAGCCGCCGATGCCCATGCCGCCCGTTGGCGGGCCGCCCCCGATGGGTGGTGGTATGCCGCCGCCTCCGATGCACATCCCGCCGGGTCTGGGCGCTGCTATGGCTGGCGCTGCTGGCGCTGGCCCGATGCCGCCAGCCGGTCCACCTCCGGGTGCCGGTCCGATGCCACCCATGATGGCGCGCAAGTCCGGCGGCAAGGTCTACCCGAAAATGAAGTTCGGGGCGGGGTCCGGTGAGGGCCGCCTTGAAAAAATCGAGAAGTATGGTAAGAACGCCTAAGTCGCGCCCTCCCTAGCGGCTATCCGTGGCCTCCGGCATACCTCCCTCTGCCGGGGGCCACACCAAATGATGAGTGATTAAGATGATACAGACGACAAGCAGCGTTTTCGAACGTGAGCTTCGTAGGCTGATAAGCGAAGAACGCCATCACATTGCCACCAACATCGTTGGGGGACACTCCATCACGTCAATGGAAGAATACCGCGAGGCAGTCGGGAAGATTGCCGCGTTGGATATGGTCATCGAACTCTGTGATGACGCGCAGACAATCGTCAACAAAACCCTCTGAAGGATTAACCATGCCACATATGCCGATGTTGCACGAAAAAGACCCGAAACTCACCATCCTCGAAGAACTTGGGGACATCTCGAATATTGAGCTGTTCCACAATCAGGTGTTGCTGGCCACCTATCTGCGCCCCACCAAGACCAAGTCCGGCCTGATCCTGACCGACAGCCATGTCGACGAGGATCGTTACCAGTCCAAGGTCGGCCTGCTGGTCAAGCGCGGCCCGTTGGCGTTCGAACAGGACGGCAACTGGTTCACCGGCATGGAGTTCAACGAGCATGACTGGCTGATCTTCCGCCCGTCCGAGGGCTGGTCGATCACCGTGAACAACGTCCTGTGCCGCATCTTCGATGATGTGAACATCAAGGGCCGCGTCGAGAACCCTGACTCCGTTTATTGAAAGGAAACCTGATGGAAATCGAAGACGAGATCGAATTGGAGCTGCCGCCGGAGGATGATGCGCTGCCTCAAGATGAGGAACCGGCGTACATCACCGACCTGAAGCGTCAGCTGGAGGCGGAGAAGGCCGGGCGCGTTGCCGCAGAGCAGCGCCTGCATCAGGCTGCCCGTGAAGTCCACAAGGCGCGCAGCGATGTGGATGAAACCAACCTCCAACTGGTGGTCAACGCCATCGACACGGTCAACCGCGACATCGATCTGCTGAAGCAGGCGCATACCTACGCCATGCAGAGCGGTGATTTTGCCCGCGCAACCGAAATCCAGTCGGAAATGTCGGCAAATTCGGCCAAATTGCTCCAGTTGGAGAATGGCCGTCAGGCAATGGAGAGTGCGCCGCGCCAGCCTGAGCCTGTTGCACCCCCGGCAGACCCCGTGGAGGCCTTTGCAGCGCAACTCTCGCGCCGCAGCGCAGACTGGGTCCGCCAGCACCCGGAGTTTGTGCGCGATCAGCGCCTGAACGCCAAAATGATCGCGGCCCACAACCTTGCCGTTGCCGATGGTATCCCCACCGACACCGACGAGTACTTCGAGGCTATCGAACAGACGCTGAAAGTGGCCCCCAAGGCCGCCCAGACCGATACCGATGACCAGTTTGCGGCCAAGGTGGTGCGCCGCCGTGACGCTGCTCCTGCGGCGGCTCCGTCGAACCGTGGCAACCAGTCCCCGAACACCAACGTGGTCCGTTTGTCTGCTGCCCAGCGCGAGATGGCTGAAATGATGGGAATGAAACCGGAGGATTACGCCAAGAACTTGGTCGCCCTCAAGAAGGAAGGGAAAATTCAATGACACTGCGACCCAATATGCGCCCAGAGGCCACCGTTGGCGAAACCCCGCGCGAGCGCGCGAAGCGTGTCGTCGAGGAGGCGCGCCGACACTCCGTCGACCCCAGTGAGGACGGGACCGACGAGTTTTACATCGACCCTGACATCATCCCAGAAGAGTGGTCGTACGAGTGGAAGACCCGCACTATCCTCGGCGCTGAAGACCCGGCCCACCAAGTTGCTCTGGCCCGCAAGTACTGGGAGGTGGTCCCCGCGAGCCGCCACCCCGAGCTGATGCCGATGGGATACAAGGGCGTCGAGATCACCCGCAAGGGCATGGTGCTGATGGAGCGCCCGCTGGAGCTTACCCGCGAGGCAGAGGCAACGGCTCTTCGCCGTGCGCGGTCCCAGATGCGCGACAAGGAAGCCCAGCTGACGCAGGCCAAGGGCGGCGAGTTTGACCGGACCAACAAGGGCGACCCGCTGGTCAAGATCAACAAGAAGTACGAGGCGATGCCGATCCCCGAATGATCAAGGCCATCACCATCTACAACAAGATCAACCGCCTGCGCCGGGCCATCAGAGAAGAAGGAAGCCCAAAGGTGCAGGCGGCGTGGGACGAAGTCGAGCCGCACGTTTCGACGTTCATCAATGCAGATAGTGTTGACAGGCCCACAAAGTGAATGTAGCCTGCAGTCTCAGTGTTGTTTCGTAAATCGTCCAACATGGAGGCTGGCATGAAGCGCTAAACTCAGATGGGGGGCTTCGGTCCCCCATTGTCACATCTGGAGGGATGGATATGGAACTTGAAGAGCGGATGCAGAAGACAAAGCCCGGTCAGGTGACGTGGGCAAACCCAGACCTCGGCAAGATGTGTCTTGAGTGCGCCCACCTCGAACCGGCACCCAAACACAAGGGGAGAGCAATGCACGTCTGCAAGATGGTACGGGTAGTGTCCGGCATGAATGGAATACCGTACGATGCAGTTAGGGCCATCGCGTGTTCGAAGTTCGCGGGCATTGACGAGGCCACAAGCACGTAGTAGGTATACGACTGTCTCGTGGTTGGGACCGCCCCTCAGGGCTGACAGGCTGGAAAGACAGCCAACCAGTTTTTGCGCGGTGGAGCAGCGGCAGCTCGTTCGGTTCATACCCGAAAGGTCGGGGGTTCAAGTCCCTCCCTCGCAACCAAAAATACCTACCGCTTCGGCGGCTTCGGGCTTCGGCCCTTTGAGATGCGGACCTGAGTAGTTGGGCATGCGTGACCTGACGAAAACGCGAGCATGGTGACGGGCCGTAAAAACCGTGACAAGTCGGGAAAGACCGACACACCGCCTCCTACCTACCTCGGCCCTGCTTCGGCGGGGCCTTTTTTTGAGAAGGTGGCGCTAAGGCACTGGGCAGGGTGAGCGGGTCGTGGGCATTGCCAGATCAGACCCCGCTTGCCACCTTCTCAACCACCTTCCGGTGGGGCGAGCAGCGGACGTTGTAAGCCGCCATGAGGTCTTCAAGGCCCGCTCGTTCCTCCAGAGTGTGGCCGTGGTGTTGTAGCCGGTTCAAGTCCGGCCAGCCGTGAAAAGCTGATCGACGTGGGTCGAGGGGACGTAAGATTGGTGGTTCGATTCCACCCGCCACACTCTAACATCTGTCCATAGCGCAGTCTGGTAGCGCGTCGGTTTTGGGTACCGAAGGTCGCAAGTTCGAGTCTTGCTGGACAGACCAATCCTTTTGTGCAAATATGACGCCATTCTCCCCTCGGTGTGGGAGACAGAGCAATTTCCCGGTTCTACCTTCGCCCCGGTGCGCGATGATGGACCTCCTGAACACAGGAGTTTCCGACATGGCGAACACCAATACGCCTTTCGGCTTCCGCCAGTACTCTGGCACCGGTTCGGCCCCGACCTACGAACAGGTCGCCGTCCAGATCGTCCACAACGCCTCCCCGATCTACTTCGGCGATCCCGTCATCAATGACGCGAACGGCTACGTCACCGTCGGCGCTGCCGCCTCGACCGAAGTCACCGGCACCGTCGCTGGTATCTTCGTTGGCTGCAAATACCTGTCGGTCGCCCAGAAGCGCACCGTGTGGTCGAACTACTGGCCGGGTTCGGATGTCGCCTCCGGCAATATCGTCGAGGGCTACATCGTCAACGACCCGAACGCCAAGTGGACCGTCCAGTCGGACTCGACCGGCCTGACGCAGGCAGCTGTCAACGCCAACATCAGCTACAACACCGGCGTGGGCAATGCGGCCAGCGGCATCTCCGGCGCAACGCTGGGTGCGACCATCGGTACCACGGCAACCTTGCCGTTCCGCGTGGTCTCGCTGTTGCAGAGCGTTGCACTCAACGGGACCGAAGCCGGTGCCTACAACATCGCCGTCGTCGCCTTCAACTCGGTTGCCACCAAGCAACTGACCGGCGTGTAAGGAGCATTGAGAAATGGCTGTTAACCTTTCTGCGATCAAAGACCTTCTGCTCCCCGGCCTGCGCGGGATCGAAGGCAAGTACGAGATGATCCCATCTCAGTACGACAAGCTGTTCACGAAGCACAATTCGAAGATGGCGCTGGAACGCACCGCTGAGATGCGCTTCCTCGGCTTCGCCCAGCTGAAGACCGAAGGTGGCCAGACCTCCTTCGACAACGGCGCTGGCGAACGCTACATCTACAACCAAGAACACGTCGAAATCGGTCTGGGGTATGCGATCACCCGCAAGGCCATCGACGACAACTTGTACAAAACCCAGTTCCAGCCGTCGAACCTCGGTCTGATCGAAAGCTTCCAGCAGACCAAGGAAATCTACGCCGCGAACATCTTCAACACCGCCACCACCTACAACTCCGCCATCGGCGGTGACGGTGTGGCGCTGCTGTCGACGTCGCACCCGATTGATGGCGGCGTGGTGGCCAACACCCCTGCGACCCAAGTCGAGCTGAACGAGGCGACCCTGCTGAACGGCATGATCTCCATCCGTACCAACTTCCGCGATCAGGCTGGCCTGAAGGTCTTCGCCCGTGGCCGCAAGCTGGTTGTTCCTGCCCAGTTGGAACCCGTGGCCATCCGCCTGACGAAGACCGAGCTGCGGCCCGGCACTGCCGACAACGACGTGAACGCGATCATGTCGACCGCTGGCGGCCTGCCGGAAGGCTACATGGTCAACGACTTCTTCACGTCGGCGTCTTCGTGGTTCCTGCTGACCAACATCGACGGCCTGTCGTACATGGAACGCGTGAAGTTCGAGACCGACATGCAGGTGGACTTCGTCACGGACAACCTGCTGGTCAAGGGCTACGAGCGCTACAGTTTTTCGTACTACAATTGGCGTTCTATCTGGGGATCAACCCCAACGTAATCAATAGGTTACGTGATTAACGCCTAGAAAAGAAGGTATACGGCACAGGAAATTGACTTCACGAGAGAATAGCTTCATAAAGGGGCATTCACAGATGGAGGAAAACCTGTGCCGTATATCGAACATCTGCCGGTCGAGACTTTGCGCGAGTTTCTCAAGTATAATCCGGATACTGGGTCTATCATTTGGGTCAAGCGCGCAGCTAAAAACACATCCGTAGGGTCGGAGGCTGGCTCCATAAAAGGTGGAGCAAGTTCGAACTCTTTCTATCGCTACATCCGTCTTCACAAGGTTGACTTCACAGCCGCAAGGGCCGCTTGGGCTTTGCACTATGGCGAATGGCCAAGCGCAAAGGTGTTTTTCATCGATGGTGACATCACCAACATTCGCATCGCAAACCTGCGACTTTCAAACAGCATCCCACAACAGCAAGAAAACAAATCTTCTTACATGAAGGCGCACCGAGAGGCATTCCCTGACTTTTGGAAAAACTCTCACTTGCAGCGCTCGTTCGGCATAGGCTTGGCGGAGTACAGCCAGATGGTGTCCGACCGCAGCAACAGATGCGACATCTGCGGAAATCATGAGACTCAGTTGCGCGCTGGAAAAGTCAAGGCTCTTGCAGTGGACCACGATCACACCACCGGCGCAGTTAGGGGTCTTTTGTGCTGTGACTGCAATCAGGCTCTCGGCAAGTTCAAGGACAATCCTGACCTCCTGATATCGGCGATTGCCTACTTGGCGAAACATATGGTATCCTGACACAGGCCAGACCGCAAAGCGGACAAGCACAGACTGCGCCACATTGTAACGTGCAAAAGGAGATTCCCAAATGGGTACCACCACTTTCAGCGGCCCTGTCCGCTCCGGCACCTTGAAGACCGGCGAGACCAACGGCCCGAACCTTGGCTATGCGGTCCTCGAACAGGAAACCTCAATCACCCAGAACAGCACCAACGCGGTTTCGTCCACGCTGTACATCCCGGCTGGGTCGAAGATCGTCAACATCGTCGTCGACGTGCTGACCGCGTTCAACTCCGGCACCTCCGCCGTCCTGTCCGTTGGCACCGCCGCAGCTGGCACCCAGTACGCATCCGGCGTCGATGTGAAGACCGCCACGGGGCGTATCACCCCGACGTTCACCGCTGCCCAGCTGGCCGCCATGTCGAACGTGTCCGTTCTCGGTGTGGCTGCTCCCACCACGGCCCCTGTGGTGGTCACGGTGACCCCGACCGGCGCTACCTCTGCCGGTTACGTCCGCGTCACCGTCATCTACGCACAGCTGGCGTGACACCAATGCGCGTTGGTAACAAAAAACCCGCCATGACTGTCGTCAAAACGATCAAGACCGACAGTCAGCCCGCGCACACGACAAGTGGCAGCAAGACTGTCACCGGCGGCCAGCGCGTTCATGGCATGCCGCTGATGTCGGCAGCTGCAGCCAAGGTCAAGTAATTAAGGGGGCCGGTCGGCCCTCTCACCTCACAGGAGACACCAAATGGCATCCGCCGCATATCTTTCAGCCGATGCTACGGTGTCGGCCCACCGCGCCTCCGCAGTCACCCCGAGCGATGCCACAGTCTTCGCGCAGCCCACCCGTGGCGTCTATATCGGTGGCGGCGGAAACATCACTGTCGACTTCGCAGATGGTGGCGTTGCCATTACACTTGTGAACCCTGCTATTGGATACCCATTGCCGCTTCAGGTCACGCGCGTGTACGCCACCGGTACCACTGCTACCAACATCGTCGCGTTCTACTGAGGTCATCATGTTTCTAGGGATTGGAATGGGTTTGGTTGGTGGTGGCGCTCAGACGTCTGTCCAATCCCTGCTTTTCGCGCAAAATGAACCCGGCTTTACCTTCGAGCCTTGGGATATCACGACGCTGTATCAGGACCGTTCAGGGACCGCGCCTGTGACTGCGGCTGGGCAGGGTGTCGGGCTACGGCTGAGTAAGGATCAGGGGCTGGCGCTTGGGCCGGAGTTGGTCACAAATGGGGATTTTGCTAGTGGCAGCGCGGGCTACGTTGAGGTTCTGGGCGGCACCATCAGCTATGCCAGCCAGACCATGCTTGCGACGGCGACCACGGGCAACACTGGCGTCTATCGTGACGTTACTGTCGTGGCGGACAAGTCATACAAAATTGCATGGCGTCAGGTGTCGGGAACTAATATCCGCATGAGCATCTATGACGGCGCTGGGTTTGGGACTTTGCTTTTCAGCAACTCCACTGGAGATACCATAGTGGGGAACCGTGCAGCCATCTTGCGGCCATCCTCTACCACTTTGCGGATATACGCCTACACGTCAACAGGTTATACTGCCGAATTTGACAACATCTCCGTCCGCGAACTCGCAGGCAACCACCAAGTCGCATCCACCGGAGCCAAGCGCGGGGTTTACGGCTGGATGCCCAAGACTGGGCGGCGGAATTTGCTGACGTATACCGAGCAGTTTGATAATGCTGCTTGGCAGAAAAATAACCTAACCATCACCGCAAACACTTCAGTCGCGCCTGACGGAACAACCACGGCTGATACGTTGACTGGCTCTGGTTCTGGCGGCACCTTTCTTCGAGGGCCTGCGGTCACTTCTGCTGCGGCTGTCATCGTATCGTTTTATGTAAAATCCGGCACCGCTACAACCTGCACAATCGGTGACGTTAATATAGGCGCTCTCGCTGTCTTCAATCTTTCGACTGGCACTGTCGCAAGTGGCGCGGGGGCAAGCATTTCTTCATCTGGGAACGGCTGGTATCGGTGTGCTGTCACATACACTCCTGTCTCAAGCACCACAGGATTTACAATAAACCCCGGATCATCTCTCGCCCCAGTAACAACTGGAAGCATCCTCATCTGGGGCGCTCAACTCGAAGCAGGCTCCACCGCCACCGCCTATCAGCGTGTCGCATCCCAATACGATATCACCGAAGCTGGCGTTCCTACCTGCTACTACGTCCAAGCGGACGGGGTGGATGATGCCTATGTGACGCCCACGATCACGCCGAACACGGATAAGGCGCAGGTTTTTGCAGGGATCAGGAAGCTGTCGGATGCTCTTGGGATTATCATTGAGCATAGCGCAAATGCGACAGTAAATGCTGGGTCTTTCTATGCGGCAACTGGTGCAGACAATGGAGTCATAGGTTCGGTGGCTGGTTACTCCTCCGCTAGTCGAGGGTCTGCCGGGATTTCAACCTCACAGAACGCACAAATCGCCCAATCCGCGCCTGATAATGCGGTGGTGGTAATCACTCACGACATTGCTGGAGACTTGTCGACAATTCGCAGGAATGGTGTAAATGGGACAAACGCTACTGCGGATAAAGGTGCAGGCAACTTCCTCGCCTATCCGGCCTACATCTACGGTCGCGGCGGCACATCCCTTCCGTTCAGCGGCCTAGACTTCGGCCACGCTGTGCGCTTCGGACCGAACCTTGACGCTGCAACCATCGCACGGGTTGAATCACTGATCGCCCGCAACACGCCGGAGGTGACGCTATGACAAGCGCAGTTTTGATCCTGCCGGATGCCTATCGCGCGGCTGGTGACGCATTTGGTGTGGTGCAGGGGTGGGGTGATGGCAACTTCTCCGTACCACTGTCTGCTGACGGGCTGGAGCCTGCAACGCACTGGGGGTGCCGCGCGGAGGTAGATCAGGCGTTCATCGAAAGCGTCGAGAACCCAACGCCGGAAGCCGCGCCGCTGGTGTCGGTTATGATTTACAGCTTTGCGGATGGCGTGCAGCCCTATGACCATTGGATTGCGACGCTGTCGGAAAATGGGCTTGTGAGGGTGGAAGATGGGGCAAACTAGGTTTACCGGTCCGGTCAAGTCTGACGCTGGATTTCGCTTTGATACCGATGCCTCCACCGCTCCAGAGGTCGGTGACATCGTTTGGAATGCCACAGATGGCACCATCGAGGTAGGGCTTCCAAACGGTGTCACGATGCAGGTCGGGCAGGAGATGTTCTTCCTTGCCCGCAACCAGACCGGAAGCACCATCCCTAATGGCACTGTGGTCATGTTCGCTGGTGCGCTCGGAAACAGCGGTCGCCTTCTCATGCAGCCAGCCATAGCTTCCGCAGTGATCCCGCCAGTGTACGTCATGGGCGTGGTGACGCACGACACCCCGAATGGGTCAAACGGCTATGTCACGGAGTTTGGCCTCGTACGAAGCATAGACACCCGTGGCGGTGCGGAAGACTGGCAGGATGGCGACATCTTGTACGTCAGCAACGTCACGGCTGGCAAAATGACCAACGTCGCACCGGTGGCACCGGCTCCTGCAATCTCGGTTGCGGCAGTCACCAATGCGGCACCCAACGGGAATGTCTTTGTCAGACCGACCTTTCCGTCTGCCATGAGCAATCTCTCCGATGTGAGGGTGACCAATCCGCAGAATGGTGATACCCTGAAGTACAACGCCTCTGGCGGATATTGGTACAACACCCCGTGAGGACATCATGACCACCAGCGGAACCTACACGTTCAACCCATCGCTCGGCGAGATCGTCCTCTATGCTTACCAGAACATCGGGGTCCGTCCGACCGCCGTTCTGCAGGAGCATATGGAAAGCGCCCGCATGGCGATGAACATGATGCTGTCCCGTTGGTCGAACCAAGGTGTCAACCTCTGGGCTGTCGATCTGGTTACCGTCCCGCTGGTCGAGGGCCAGACCACCTACGCTGTGGATGGCAACACCATCATGGTGCTGGATGCCTACACGACCACCGGCAACGGCATTGACCGCGTGATCATGCCGATCTCGCGCACCGAGTACGCCTCCTACCCGAACAAGGCCCAGCAGGGCTTCCCCACGTCCTACTGGTATGACCGACTGGTGTCACCAACGCTCACCCTGTGGCCGGTCCCAGATGGCTCCTCCGCCACGATCCTGAAATACTACCGGGTCCGGCAAATTCAGGATGCCAACCTGCAGAACGGCGAGAACGTGGAAATTCCATACCGATGGCTGGAGGCAGTGGCCGATGGCCTGACGTACCGCCTCGCCCGCATCTGGCAGCCACAGATGGCACCGGCCCTCAAAGCTCAGGCCGACGAAAGCTACCAGATCGCAGCCACGCAGGACGTGGAGACCGTGCCGACCTACATCAGCCCGATGATTTCGTCGTATTTCAGATGAAAAAGTTTTACGTTTATGAACATTGGCGTCCTGATCTTGACCTTCCCTTTTATGTTGGGAAGGGCAGCGGGGCTAGGTTTGACCCAAGCCTCACCAGAAACAAGCATCACAGTAATATAAAAAATAAGCTCAAGAAGCTTGGAATGTGCGTCGAAGTACGCATGGTCGCATCTGGCCTTTCTGAGGATGATGCCTTGCGCTTGGAGGTGGAGCGCATTGCCTTTTGGAAAGAACGGGGCATTGAGCTTTCTAACAAGACCGCTGGTGGTGATGGCCTAAAAAGCCCTCCCGAAGACGTATTGGAAAAAATGCGAGCTGCATCCAAAAAACGTTGGGCGCTGCCGGGTTCGAGAGAAAAACACTCTGCCGCCACCAAAGCTGGTATGTATGATGGTGCTGTAAGGGCAAAATGTTCAAGCGGTAATGCTGGAAAAAAAGCATCAGCGGAGACGCGAGCGAAAATGTCAGCGTCTCAAATTGGTCACGTTGTGTCCAAAGAGGCTAGGGAAAAAATATCCAAGGCTCACCTTGGCAACACATATGGGTCAAAGACCCGTGGCAAGCCAAGACCGAAGATGTCTGATGACACAAAGGCCAAAATGAGAGATGCTCAACAGGCTCGGCGTCAACGTGAGAAGGGTTTGGCATAATGGCTTACGCATCTCGCCTTGGCCGCGCCCGCATCAGCGCGAAGAACCCGCAGGCCGCCGCCGTATGCGACCGCTGTGGCGGTGTCCTGAACCATGTTGACCTGTCGTGGCAGTTCGACTGGGCAGGGGCCGGGCTGATCAACAAGCGCCTTCTGGTGTGCGGCCCCTGCATGGACACCCCGCAGCAGCAACTGCGCTCTATCGTTCTGCCTGCTGACCCTATGCCGGTCATGAACGCACGCCCGCAAAATTATGTCGATGCCGCAACTGATATTCGTACGACGCAAGGTAACACGGTCAACTTCAAGACTGGCATTCCTGTGCCCGGCGGTGATGTCCGTATCACCCAGACCGACGAGCAGCGTGTCACCCAACAGACTGGCTTTGCCAGCGGCAGCCTGAACGAGCAGCCCGGCACTGATCCAAATGCACCCGGTGACAACGACCCCGGTTTGCCGTATGGTGCAACTGAAGTTCCAGAGACAGGGCCGATCTGATGGCGAACGTACAAATCCCGAACCTGCCTCAGGCCATCGCTGTCAGCGGCGCAGAGCAGCTGGAGGCTGTCCAAGCTGGCACCAGCGTTCGTGTGAGCATCTCTCAGATCGCCGCTCTGACCAACCCGTGGACCGTACTTACGCAAGCGGAATACGACGCCCTGCCGGTCAAAGACCCCAACACCGTTTACCTCATCGTAGGATAAGAACATGGCCTTCCAATACTCTGTTGCTGTACGCAACGCCACTCTCGACCCCATCGAAAGCACCATCGGTGCATCGGCCAAGCTGTACATCTACAGCGGGTCCGTTCCTGCCAACTGCGCTGCAGCCGCGACCGGCACCCTGCTGGCTTCCGGCACATTGCCATCAGACTGGATGAACGCAGCCAGCGGTGGCACCAAGACCCTGCTGGGGACGTGGACCCTGACCGGCGTGGCTGCGGGTACAGCTGGGTACTTCCGTGTCCTCGACAACGCTGGCACCACGGTTGGCATTCAGGGCACCGTTACGGCAACTGGTGCCGGTGGCGACATGACGCTGGATAACACGTCAATCGCCGTGTCTCAGGTGGTCAACATCACCACCTTCACGCTGACGGCTGGCGGGGCATAAGCTACAAACCCCACTGGAGAATGTCATGACCACTGGGTACTTTGCCAATGTCGTAGATGGAGTGGTCGTGCAGGTTCGGCGCGTTACCGCTGATTACATTTCTGCAAACTTGGATATGTACACCGGCACATGGGTAGAAATTTTCGACATGGAAAGCTACCCATCTGTCGGCTTCACTTACGATAGTGTTAGTGGATTTCGCTGCCCGCCACCATTCCCTTCATGGGTATGGGATGGCGTTAGTAAAATTTGGGTTGCCCCGTATCCATGCCCATACGTTTCTGGCGACTGTGTCTGGGATGAGCCTACTCTTAGCTGGGTTACATTATGACATATGCAACTGGAGGTATTGTTACAGAGGTTACGGTAGGTGGAAAAACCTACCGCGTTCACACCTTTACTACTGATGGAACCCTAGTAGTTTCTTCTGGTGGCTCAGACCTAGAATACCTGCTTGTTGGCGGGGGTGGTTCTGGTGGAGTCAGAGGCGGCAACAATACCACCGGGTATTGGGCAGGCGGAGGCGGCGCAGGTGGTGTTCTTTCTAACCTCGGTACGCCATCCAGCATTACTGCAGGATCGTATCCAGTTGTAATAGGTGTTGGCGGTGCGGGTGTTACATCCATTGACGCCTCAGGAAACCCCGGCGCTAACACAACATTCAATGGGTTATCTGCCATTGGAGGCGGGAATGGCGGGTCACCAACTTCCACAGGTGGGAATGGCGGCTCTGGTGGCGGAGGCGGTGTAGGAAACGGCGCGGGAACGGCATTATCTGGAGGTGTTGGCACATCCGGTCAAGGTTATTCTGGTGGAAGTGGTGTTGCCGTGTCCCCGTACAGATCGGGTGGCGGTGGTGGAGCTGGTGCCGCTGGAAGTGGATACATCCCCGGTAATGGAGCGGAAAATGCAATTACCGGAACAGTCGTAACATATGGCGGCGGCGGAGCTGGTGTCTCGGCTGGGATTACCGGCACTATACCCGGCGGAACCGGAGGCGGTGGATACTCCATAAGGACAACAGGGGTTTCTGTTGCTTCTGGAAACGGCACCAACGGTCTAGGCGGTGGCTCCGGGGCCGCCGCATCTCTTACAAGTGCAGCTAACTCAACATCAGGTAAGGGTGGAGATGGCGTAGTCGTCGTAAGATATAAAATATCATCCGCAACGGTTGGTGTAGCTACAGGCACAATAAATATAACCGGAACGTCATCCGGTACTTCTATCTCTCCGATTGTCGGAAGCTCCTCTGGTGACCTGACTGAAGCTGGGTTTTCCACGGGCTCCACACGTATAGCAGGAGCTGGCTCCTCCACCTGCACCATCAGCGGAGCCTCGTCCGGCTCGGAAACACCCTCAACTACCGGGGCTGCCAGTGGCGTCCTGACCGTAGACGGATCATCGACGGTATCCGTTCGCATCACCGCTGGCGCGGCTGGTGTATTGACCGCCAGCGGTTCTGCCACCGGCGGCATGGCAGCCATATTCGGTGATGCGGCAGGTGTACTGACCATTGGCGGGGTTTCGGCTGGGGAGGTAATTTTCTCAGGTGGAGCGTCCGGCGTTCTTGTTGTCGGTGGATCGGCCATTGGTGGTGCTGTAATCTCGGCCTCGGCATCCTCCACCTACACCATTACTGGAAGGGCTGGGGTGAACTTCAGCAACATGAGGTATGGAGAGGCTATTGTCCAAGCGGCCTATTTCGGAGATACTCCGGTGAACGTCATTACGGTCGGCGATCATGTCGTCCTTGAGTGGTAAGGGTCTCAAGATGAAGGATGCTGTCGCGGATCACGCGAAAGACTGGCTCACGCTGTTTTTTGCAGGCCTTGGCATATCGTTTGCACCGTACGAATGGATTGGCGGAATGTTTTTGGCGCTGGCTGGCGCGGCATTCGCCATGAGATCGGACCCAGAGCGAGACCAGCGCGAACTCTGGCTGGTGCTGTTGGGGGCATTTCTCGCGTCCCACCTTGCAGCCATGGCATCAAACGCATGGTATCCGGAGTTCCCGGTTCAGGTCACCATGTGTGTCACAGGCTTCCTGTCACGTAGGCTCACACGGTTCACATTGAAATTTGCAGGCATTATCGAAGACAAGGGCGACAAGATCGCCGACAAGGTGATCGACAAGTTTATTGGGGGTGATTGATGATATATCAGGGTAAGGCGCGGTATCCCGTCACCGAAATCTTCATCCACTGCACCGCCACGCCGTCCGACTGGCGTCCACACGACACGTCGAAGCAAAGGCTGGAAGCAATCCGGCAGATGCACATCAAGGAACGCGGCTGGCGCGACATCGGGTACCACTGGCTGATCGACCGTGATGGCACCGTATTGCCGGGCCGCAAGGAAACGGTGGTTGGCGCACACGTCGCTGGACACAACAGCGGCACAATCGGGATCAGCCTGTTTGGTGGCCTGACCTCAAAAACGCACGATCCATTCATGAAGAACTACACGGCAGCTCAAGATGACGCCCTGCGGTCTCTGATCGAAGACATCAAGATGCGGACGGACATCAAGTCAATCCGTGGCCACAACGAGGTCGACAACGGCAAGGCGTGTCCGGGCTTCTGGGTGCCGGAGTGGCTCTGACGCCGTACATCCTCGTAGGCTCACTACTGCTGGCGGCTCTGTCCGGCTTTCAGGGTTACCGCATGGGTGCAGCAAGCAATGAGGCCAGACATGTCTTGGCGATGTCCAAGGCCGCTGACAAGGCCAGTATGCTCGAACGTGACCGTCTGGCAGCCGAGAAACAAGCCAGCCTGCTGTCTCAGGCTCTGGAGGACCAAGCCTATGCACAGCCTGCTCAAAGCGACATTTGCCTGCCTGCTGACCGCGTCCTGCGCCTCAACAAGCGGTAGCCTGCCACTCCCTCCGCCCAGCCTGACGCAGCCCTGCGCCACTCCAGCGCGCCTGCCTGAGCGCGGCCTCACGGATCAGGAGATCGAAGTCCAGTGGGGCCGGGATCGTACCGCTCTGCGTGCTTGCGGAAGCCAGTTGGATGGACTGGCGAAGTGGGCTATAGTGCAGACCAACAAGGGGTAGAGCCATGCCGGGATTGACGTACAGTACCTACAAGACCCAGATCGCCCAGATGGCGGTGGTGGCGGAAGACGACACGAACTTCTTGGCTATCCTGCCCATGATGATCGACTACGCCAGCCTCCGTATCTGCCGCGACTTGGACCTGATGTTCACCTCGGTCTCCCTGCATGGGACCGGGTACAAGCTGACAGCCGGAAACCGCAACCTGAGCTTCTCGCAAAACTTCGTCGACGGATCATCCTTCGTGGTCAGCGAACAGATCAACCTGATTGTCGGGGCCACCGATCCGACGAACCCGGACACGGGTACGCGCGTCCCTCTCCTCCCGACCACTAAAGAGTTCCTCGACGCTGTCTATGGCTCTGCCGTCGCTGCCAACCGGGCGCAGCCCAAGTATTTCGCGCCGTTCAACGAGACGCTGTTCTTCGTCGGTCCAACCCCAGCCGTCGACTATTACGTCGAAGTGGTGGGAACGATACGCCCTGCGCCGCTGTCCGAGACCGTGACAACCACCTTCATCAGCCAGTACCTGCCGGACCTGCTGATCATGGCGTCGATGATCTACATTTCGGCCTACCAGCGCAACTTCGGTAAGGAGAGCGACGATCCCCAGATGGCGCAGAGCTACGAGGGCCAGTACCAGCTCTTGCTCAAGTCCGCGACCGTCGAGGAGGCTCGCAAGAAGTTCGATGCGGCTGCATGGTCATCCCAGTCACCGGCAGTCGTTGCCAGCCCCACGAGAGGCTAACCCATGCCGCACGCAAGCCTGAAGCTCATCCCCGGTGTCGACCAGAACCGCACCGAGGCACTCAACGAGGCAGCGATCTTCGAGAGCAACTTGATCCGCTTTGTGCCGGATCGGCAGGGCCAAGGCTTGCCACAGAAGCTTGGCGGATGGAGCAAGTTCATTCAGAGCAACCCGTGGAACTCCACTGTTCGCGCGCTGCACGGATGGTCTGACACCAACAGCCACCGATACCTCGCCATTGGCGCGGACACCTCGCTCTATTCCAGTGAGGTGCCGGAAGAGCCTGTGAACATCTCGCCCCAGTACTACACGGCGAATGTGGCCGTTGATGCGACTACCGTCAGCGGAAGCGCCGAGGTGACCATCGGTGACACGGGGTCGAACATTTCATCGTACGACTCTGCATTCATTGAGACCCACATCAGCGTGGGTGGTGTCATCCTGTTCGGCTTCTACCCCTGCACGGCCAATGGTGCTGACAGCTACGACATCGTCGCCAAGAACATCATCGGCGGCCTGACGCCAGCGACGGCGACGGTCTCCAATGGTGGGGCGGTGGCGGTCTTCACGTCCACCATCAGCCCAAGCCCGACGCCGTCCATCAGCGTCACACTGGCAGACCACGGGCTTTCCATCGGGTCAACATTTCCCGTCTTGGTCCCCGTGGCTGTCGGCGGCGTCACGATCTATGGCAACTACATCGTCACGTCGGTCCCAAGTTCCAGTACGTTCACCATCAGCGCAGACAGCGCGCCGACCAATATTCTGACCGTCACGTCTGCGACATGGCTGGCTGCCGTTGCCACCTTTGGAATTGACGACGGGGCAACGCTTGAGGTCGGGTCATCCGTCACCGTGGCTGGCATGACGCCATCCGGCTACAACGGCACTTTCACGGTTGTCAGCTCGTCGTCCGGCACTTTCACGGTCGCTATGGTCGTCGATCCGGGCGCGGCTACCGTGTTCGGCACGGCCACAGCAAACACCGCTTCGTACGATATAAACGACGGGAAGTCACGCATCGTCTACTACATCGGCCAGCAAGCTGTATCGCCAGCGTCCGGCTATGGCGACGGCGGGTATGGAGACGGCGGATATGGCACTGGCGTCACTTTCAGTGGCTCGGGCAGGCAATATACCGGCATCACAATCGTTGGAGATGGGGCATCAGCAACGGCGACCCTACCCACGGAGGTGTACGTTGCTCCGGGATCAGCGATCAGTGTAACGGGTTCCACAAATTTTGACGGTGAGCATGTCGTTCTGACCGCAGTGCCGGGCGCTACAAGTACGGTTTCGTTTGCATCTGCGGTGGCCCTTACGGATGCGGGAACCACCGTGTCTATTGAGATGTGGGGCTTCGAAATGCCGGAATTGACTGCACCGGATTGGTCGCTCGACAACTGGGGCGAATATCTGATTGCATCTCCGCACATGGGGGAGATTTTCTACTGGAACCCCGCCGACGCCAACGGTCATGTCGCAGTTGTCCCGAACGCCCCGCTGGTCAACGAGGGCTGCTTCGTGGCCATGCCGGAGCGCCAGATCATCGCCTACGGATCGACCTTCACGGGCTTCCAAGACCCCATGCTGGTCCGGTGGTGCGACATCAGCAATTTCACGTCTTGGGTTGGAACTGTCACCAATCAGGCCGGGTCGTACCGCATCCCCAAGGGGTCCAAGATCGTCGGTGGCATCCAAGGGCCGCAGCAAGGCCTGCTGTGGACCGACCTTGGCCTGTGGTCGATGCAATACATCAACCTGCCGCTGGTCTACTCGTTCAACGAGATCGCCTCCGGCTGCGGTCTGATCAGTCGCCATGCGGCTGGCACTCTGTCCGGCAACGTCTACTGGATGAGCCAGAGCCAATTCTTCATGCTGTCCGGCTCCGGTGTCCAGCCCATCAACTGCCCGATCTGGGACATCGTGTTCCAAGACATCGACCCAGATCAGGACACATGGGGCAACATCCGCTGCGCCCCGAACTCCCGCTTCGGCGAGATCGCGTGGTTCTACCCGACCGTCGGTTCTGGCGGCGTCCCCACCCGGTACGTCAAATACAATACCATCCTCAACCAGTGGGACTATGGTGACATGACGCGCACGGCTTGGATCGATCAGGGCGTCTTCGGGCCTCCCATCGGCGCTGGCGGCGACTTCGATGTCTACCAGCACGAGACCTCGAACGACGCCGACGGGGATGCGATGAACTCTTGGTTCCAAACAGGGTACTTCGCCATCCAAGATGGTGAACTCCAGACGTTCGTCGATCAGGTGTGGCCGGACATGAAGTGGGGCATGTACGATCAGACGCAAGGCGCGACCGTCAAGATCACCTTCTATACCGTCAACTACCCCGGAGACACGCCAAGATCGTACGAGTTCACCGTCACCCGTGGCACCAATTTCGTCACGCCGCGCTTCCGCGCACGACTGGTGTCCATCAGGGTCGAGAGCGATGACTTCGGGTCTTTCTGGCGTCTCGGCAACATTCGATACCGCTTCCAGCCAGATGGGAAATTCTGATGTCAGCATCAATCTCGGACATCCTCACCGCCGCCAAGAACATCGTCACGGCGATCAACGGCCTCGGCCAGACGTACCTTAGGGTTCAGGGCGCTCTGCGCTCCGGCACCCTGACCGCCAGCACGGCTGTGGCAAGCGGCCAAGGCAGGCTGGCATCCATCAGCGTCATCGTCGCAGGGTCGACCGATGGCATGATTTACGACAGCAACTCCACTGGGCTGCTCACGAACGAACTGATGGTGATCGACAATGTCGTCGGCATCACGGTGGCAAACCTGCCATTCAATAACGGACTGGTTGTGGTCCCCGGCACCGGCATGACCGTTGTCGTAACGTACTCGGAAGGGTGACATCATGCCGCAAGATCAAACCATCGCTGCGGCCCTCCGCACGGCCCGCAAGCGCGGCGGCAAGGTCCACAAGGGGGCCATCCACAGCTCCGTGGCAGGTCGCACGGACCACCTGCCTATGCACGTCGCCTCCGGCTCCTACGTCATTCCAGCCGACATCATCTCGGCGATGGGTGAGGGAAACAGTATGGCGGGCTTCAAGGTCGCCAAGGACATCTTCAGCGCACCAAACCGCACTGCGGGGACACCGTATGGTGAGAGCGGCCTCCCCTATGGCGTGTCGACACCACATAAGGCCACCGGCGGCGCGACTACAACGCCATCAGGCGGAAATCCAGTCGCAAACGCAAGAGCCGCTGCGGGGGACCAGAGCGTCATTGCAAACCGCAATGCCTCCGCCATGTATGCCTCGCAGGCCAACCAGCAGCACGGCACCCCGATCCCATCCTACTTGCAGGCATACGTCGGTGCCAGCGGGGCCGGAAACCGTTCCTCCAGCGTGGCCCCAACAAGTGGTCAGTACACGGGCCTGTGGGATCGCATCAATGGTGGCGGACCCGGTGCCGGGTACACTGGCATTGTCGACATGTTCAACGGTGGCGGTCCCGGTGCATCGCGCGCCTCCACCGCTGGAGGGGATGAGCCTGCCAATGGGTCTGCGCGTAAGCCGGGCTTCTGGAACCAAGCGGCACCGATCATTGGCAGCATGATCGCCGGGCCTATCGGAGGACTGATCGGAACGGGCATCAAGAAAAACGACGAGGGTCAGTCTGGCTTCGACAGGCTGGGTGACAAGATCGGTCTCGCTAGCGGCGGCTCCGCCACCGGCGTCCCAATCGTGGCCGCCGGTGGTGAGTATGTCATCCCGCCTGAGGATGTGGTACATATTGGCGGTGGCGATCTCGACCACGGACACAAGGTTTTGGACTCGTTCGTCAAAAAGATGCGCCAGAAGACCATCAAAACCCTGCAATCCTTGCCGGGACCAAAAAAGGATTAAATATATGAATGAAGTATATGTGCGCGAGGGTGTTGCTGATGACTTTAACGAGGTCATGCGCCTAGCGGTGGATGCCACAAGGGAGAACGCATTCGTCGAACCGGACATCGCAATGCTGGCCAACCACATGTATGCAGCCCTGACCAAGCAGATGGGGGTGGTGGGTGTGATTGGAGGTGCGCCGGGAGAGAGGCTTGAGGGCATGATCATCCTGCGGATCGGCACCATGTGGTACAGCCAAGAACCCATCTTGGATGAAAAGGCCATCTACGTCGCACCTGAGTTCAGGTCCGCCAAGGGCGGGCGCGCCCGCAAGCTGGCGGAGTGGGCCAAGGGTGTGTCAGAAAATCTTGGCATTCCCCTTGCGATTGGGGTACTGTCCAATTCGAGAACTGAGGCGAAAATCCGTCTCTACGAACGTGTGTTCGGCGCTCCAGCTGGTGTTTACTTCCTGTATAACGCCAAAACGGGCCTGACTGAAGGGTAAGCGCAATGGGCGGCAAGAAGTCAACGACAACGCAGAATGTCTCCATCCCGCAGGAGGTGCTGGACCGATACAATGCCGTGAACGCTCGCGCAGAGATCACGGCGCAAAATCCGTTCCAGAAGTTCGGTACGAATGCGTCAGACTTTGTTGCCCAAATCAACCAGCAGCAGACAGCAGGCATCAACTCAGTCAACGAGGCTGCCGGTTCCTACAAGCCTTACATGGCGGCAGGTGCCGGTGCCACTATGGCAGGCATGGGGCCAGCCTCCGAGGGCATTGACCGCTACATGTCGCCCTACATCAGGAACGTGGCCGATACCACCGGTGCGCTCATGCGGCAGCAGCAAGAGCAGGCCCAGTCCGGCGCACTTGGTACCGCGATCTCCTCTGGTGCCTTCGGTGGTGACCGTGCGGGCATCGCTGCAGCCAACCTGCAGCAGCAGAACGAGTTGGGCTACGGAAAGACGATGGCCGACATCTACAACACCGGCTACACGCAGGCTCTGGGGGCTAGTCAGTCCGATCTGGCGCGGCAGATGGCCGGTGGCGCACAGCTGGCCGGTATCGGCGCGCAGACGCAGGCAGCTGGCCTGCAGGGGGCCGAAGCGCAGATCGCAGCAGGCGGACTTCAGCAGCAGACCGAACAGGCCGGTAAGACCGCTCTGGTCAACCAGTTCATGCAGGAGCAGGGCTACCCGTTCCAAGTGGCGCAGTTCCTTGCCAACATCGCTATGGGAACTGGCGCGCTGTCTGGCAGCACAACGAAAACCACGCAGCCAGCTTCGTTCTTCGCAAGCGGAGGCAGAGTTCACAAAGAAGGTGGGGGCGGCGTTGCCGGTCCGTACGGTGCCTCAGTTGGATCGCAGCCGTTCTTGGAGGGTTACATCCCGCAGGCATATCTTCCTGTCGGGGAGCTGATGATGGCGGACTCCGCGCTTGCGGATCAATCTGCCCAAAGCAATGCAGACTACATCAACCAAATGCTGCAGATGGGGCAAAGCATCAGGGGTCTCATGCCTGCCGAAAAGGCTTATGGCGGCGGGGTTGACGCGCCGAACACTGCGCGCAGCTACCTGTCTGATGTGATCGACAGCCAGAAGAAAGAAGACAAGCCGGAACTCCGCACCTCAAGCTCCCCGACTGGCGAAAGCAAGGGCGGCCTCGGCGAGACACTCGGAAATGTCGCCAAAATTCTGTCATTCTTCAAAGACGGTGGCGTCGTCGGACGTCATGGATATGCCGAAGGCGGTGGAAGCGCAGCGCTGTCACCAGAGGAGATGGAGCTTTTCCGTCGCCGTCAGGCTATCATGCGTGACCCGTCTCTCGACATGCCGAACACCGGAACTGACACATACAGGCCGAGCGGCAGTGCGGTGCAGCAGGTTTACGGGACCGAGGCTCCTCCGCCGCAACTGCGACCGAACGCTGGGTTGACTGGTCTTGGCGGCCTAGGGGGCGGCGCACGCACAGAGGCCGCACTTCCAGCGACGCCGCAGACCACCGGCGAGAGCCTCAGTGAGTTTCTTCATCCACTACGTCAAAGCGTCAAAGCTACCGGCGTGAGCGGACTTGGTGCGGTCTCTGGCAGCCTGATTGGTGGGGCATCTGTTGTGCCGAGCGCTGTTGGCGCAGGTCTGTCTGCGCTGGGTGCGGAAAACTATGGCGGCAACTACCTTCTCGACACTGGCTCAACCATGCGCGGAGTTGCTGGAGACATCTACGAGAACTCCGCCAAGCAGGCTACCGAGATCGAGAACACCCCGTGGCGTAGCTCCGTCACCAGTCTCCCGGCGCAGTCGACAGGCGTAGCAGCACCCGCTCCAAGTTTGTCAGCAACTGGATCAATCACTGGAGGCCTTCAGCCGCCGGTAGCGGGTGGCGCTGGAACCTTTGCTCCTTCCACCAGTACACCAGTCGCAGGTGCTGCCGTCGCTCAGGACGCAATGTCGACACTCGGAACCAAGGCGAGTGGTGACGTGCCGCCCGTGACCGCAGCCAACCCCTTGGAAGACCTCAGCGTGGTCTTCGATACTAAGGTGGTCAGTCAGGAAAGCGGCGACAATCAATATGACCGGAACGGCAGCCCGCTAACCTCTCCGAAGGGTGCGGTTGGAGCTGCCCAAGTCATGGAGGCAACTGGACCTGAAGCTGCTCGCCTCGCTGGCGTCGAGTGGGACAGGAACCGCTGGCTCCACGACAAGGAGTACAATAAGCAAATTGGCAAGGCCTACTTCCTTGAGCAATACCGCAGGTTCGGCAGTATCGACAAAGCCGCAGCTGCTTACAACGCTGGTCCGACCGCGTTGGCGCAGGCCATTGATCGCGCGACAGCTCTAGGTGGTTCCTATCTGGACTACCTGCCAGCTGAGACGCAAAACTACGTCAGGAACGTCGCTGGCGTAGGCGCTGGTGTTGCTGGCCCTGCTGGTGAGGCCCCTCAAGCGGGCGGAGGTCTCTCTGGCGCAGACATGAGTGCGCCGACTACCGGCGGAAAAGCCTATGGTGACCGCAATGCCCTCGGAAAGCTGATGTATGACCCGAACACCAACAAACTGAGCCAAGACGCCATCCTGTCCATCCTGTCCGGCATCGGCACTATGGCGTCGTCGCCGAGCCGCTTCCTTGGCTCCGCGATCCTTCAGGGTGTCGGTGGGGCCGCCAACACGATGGCGAAACTGCAGAAACAGGCCGCTGATGTTGGCTTGACTAAGGCACAGACGGGGCAGGCAAGCGTTGCTGCTGACGTCTCGCGCTTCTTCACCATTGGTCCGAATGGAATGCCTATGGTTGTGATTGGACCTAACCGAGCCGTCACTCTGTCGGAATACCTTGCCAACCCGCAGTCGTTCTCAACTGGAGACCCGCAGCGTGATGCGGCTATCCTAAACGCAGCACGCGCAAAGTCAGGTGAAACCGGAAACACTGCGCCATATCAGCCTGCCGACGCGTCTGCGCCAGAAGGGGTACGCTGGACAGCGACATCTGATGATGCAATTGAACGCGCTCGTGATATGGCAGCAAAACGCCCAGACTTGTATCCGGTCTGGCAGCAACAAATCGCAGACGCTATACCGCAGTTTTCTCAGGCGCGGTCGGAAGCCATCTCAGGCAAGCCTAACGTGAATGAGTTGGCCTACACGGTTGGAGGTGCCATTTACGAAGGCAATATGGGTAGCGTTACAGGCTACATGGCTGACAATGTCGTGGCACCGCTCAATGCGGCACTTCGCACAATGGGAGCGCCGGAAATAAGCAATGCAGATGACCAGTCTGTCATTCTGCGAAAATTGAGCGCACTGAATGGCGCAGCCCTAACGCCGGAACAAGAGCGTGCTGCGTCCGTCTTCCAGATGTTCGCCAACGTGTCTCCGGACCTCAAAATGACGCCACCGGCTGCTGCGGCGATCAGCGCCTCCATTATGCTGCAAAATCAGCAGGCCATCGATCAAGCAAACTACTACAACGCGTTCCTGTCGAAGCTACCAATGGGCGCTCCGATGTCGGAAGTTGATGCCGCATATGCTCAGGAGTACAGCCAACGGCAGCAGCAGGAAAAGACTAACCTGACAAACCTCTTCGAAATGGCAGCCGATCCAGTTAAGGGCGCGACCGTCAAAAAGTTCCTCGGAGACGTGAACGCAGGCATGGTAAGCCAAGATGACGCCCAAGCAATCCTGAGCTATATCCTTGGACAGGATGTATCTCCAATACTCGCTCGATACTTCATTAAGGGGATGTGACATGGCTGGACTTGATTGGAATGCACCCCTTAGCTCTGAAGGAAAGCCGTCTGACCTGAAGTCTCGGTATCCAGAGGTTTTTGGAGGCGATCAGGCACCAGCTGGCGTTACGTCTAATGCTGGAACTCCGGTTCCCACTGGGGGAAGCCCAGTTTCCGAAGAGCCGCAGAAAAATGGTACAAGGCCAGATTATGAAAACATGCCGTGGTCTGAGGTTGGGTCACGCGCAATGTCAAACGCCATTCCGAGCGCTGGTAACGCCGTCAAGGGAATGTATGACGCCGTCGTGAACTACGAGGATACTGGGCGCGCAATCGGTCAGCTTGCAACCGGCATGGCATCAAAAGCAACCGGCTGGCTTGGAGCGGAGCAAGACCCTCAGGAGAAATCCAAAAACGAGGCTCTTGTTGACGCCCTAGGGGAGATGTACGGAAGCCGATATGGCTCTACCGCTGGCTTCAAGGAGGCTGTTGCAGAAGACCCTTTTTCAGTTGGTCTCGATGTTGCATCTGTAGCCCCATTTGTTGGGGCCGCCGGAAGGCTCGGCGGTATGGGTAAGCTCGCCACAACCGTTGAGCGCGTGGCTGCGCTCGGCGACCCACTGAACCTTGCTGCGAAGGGGGCTGGGCTAGCCGTCAAGGGCATTGGTAAGCCAGTTGGGTCAATCGCTAGGTACGGTCAGGGCGCAGCAAGCGGAGTGCCGGAGAGCGTTTTGAAGATCGCCAGTGAGGCTGGCAGGAGCGGAACTCAGGCGCAGCGCAACGCATTCCTGACCTTTGCTAAGGGTCAAGGGGACCATCGTGATATTGCGAAGTCGGCAATGGATGCTGTTGAGGAGTTGCGCCAAAAGACGAGCGCCGACTACGTCTCCAGAAAGGCAGCGCTATCCACACAAGAACTCCCGATGGGCGAAATTTCCGCAGCCTTGAACAATCTGAAGAACAACCTTGACCCACATACTCTTGGGTTATTTCCAAAACTTGGTTCTGCCATATCTGACATGGAGCGTCAGATTGCGAGCGTAGCGTCGCACTCAAATCCAGCCGTCAGAAGTGCAGAGGGTCTTGATAGGCTGAAGCGGTCGCTCAACGACATCGTCAGTGAATTTCAAGGAACCCAGCATGTAGGTGCTTTCGCGGAGGTGCCGAAGGCAGTTAGAAATACGATTGCACAGTTCGACAATGGCTATGCTGAGATGATGGACCGCTGGCAGAAATGGCGCAATGAGCTTTTGGACTTTCAGCGCACGCTCGGAACCACAGACAGGGCTGCAGAAAGCAGCCGCCTTGCGAAGCTGCTCTCTACCACGAAAAAAGGTGACCGCATGTCACTTCTGAAGGAGCTTGCATCAAGGACGCAGGCTGGCCACACGCTGCCTCAGATGATCGCAGGTGCTACGGTTGAGAACCTGCTTCCGAACTATCTGCGCGGCATGGGTATTGCAGGTATCGGCATGATGACCGGAAATCCATTGCACAGCGCAGTTGCTGCCGCAGGGGCGTCACCTCGCATCGCTGGAATGACAAACTACGCAGCCGGTCGCGTTGCCGGGGCTGCCGACCGACTGCCAAGCGCGCCGCCTGCAATCGCCACAAACCTGCTGTCCCAACTCGGGGAGCGCGCCGAGCGCAAGGCAGGTGGTCGCGTCTCGTCACATGAGGCCGACGCTGACCAGTTGGTGCGCGCCGCCGAACGTGCTAAGAAAGGCTGGAGCGCGCAGACCGAGCCGCTGCTGAACCACTCCGACGAGTCCGTCGTCCACGCCCTCGAAGTTGCCAACAGGAGCATCTGATGACCACCGCCAACAAGGCTCTGAACGAACCCATCAGCAAGTCGCTCAACTGGAACACGCCACTCAACGCCAACTTCTCCATCATCGACAAGGCGCTGGGCGGCAAGGTCACCATCGACATCACTGGCATCAGTGCCGTACCCGTCGTCCTGACCAGCGCCCAGTACCAGAACCTGATCATCGCGTTCACCGGCGTCCTGACGGCCAACGTGACGTATCAGGTTCCTAGCACGGTGGGCGGCCAGTGGATTGTCAGCAACACCACCAGCGGGGCTTATTCGGTCACCGTGGCCAATGTGGCAGGCGGTGCATCCACTGTCATCGCGCAGGGGGAGACGCACACGGTATACTCCGACGGCACCGGCGTCTATCTGGCGGAAACGGCTCTGTCTGTGTCCAGCATACCCAATGCCGTCACCGTCCAGCCCACCAGCGCCGCTACCGACACCGTCACCACGGCGCTGACGCTCGACAGTCAGTCCAGTGGCACACCGGCGGCTGGGATCGGCGCAGGCATGGCATTCGCAGCTGAGACGGCTGCAGGCACCACTAAGACCGGCATGCTGCTGCAGGCGGTTGCCACCGACGTTACGACGGGGTCCGAGGACTTCGACTATGTCCTGAAGCTCATGGCGGCGGGCGCTACCGCTACGGAGATGATGCGCGTCACATCGACCGGTGCAGTCTCATCCGTTTCAGTCACCGGCGACTGGGTTGCAACTCAAGCCGAGGCCGAGGCAGGCAGCAACAACGACCAGATCATGACGCCGCTCCGCACGGATCAGCAGATTGCGGCATCTCTCGGTTTCTCGAACCGTTACGTCAGTGCGGACACGACAATCGCGCTGAACGGCCTCTATACCTTCACGCATTCCCTTGGCGCATCCCCAACACTGGTTCAGCTATATTTGGTATGCATCACGGCGGAGAGAGGCTGGGAAATCGGCGATGTCATCCCGCTTTCCAGCGGTACGGAAAACTACAACAACAACGTCGCGCCAGCTGTTGGCATGAGTACGACCTACATCAAGGTGAGACTTCCTGACGGTCAGCTTCTCCGCACGATTGGCCTTAACGGCTCTACGCGCGGTGGGCTTACCGTAGCCAATTGGAAGCTCCGCGTAGTGGCTTGGGCTTAAAGCCCGCTGGTGTCCATCTTGACTTTGCCGATGTGCATGGTGTTCAGGATCATCATGCCAACAGAATAGAAGCCAGCGTTGTCGGGCTTCCGATAGAACTCCTCGACCAGAATGAAGTCTGCGCCATTGATGGCGTCGAGGAACTCTTCGATGCCCTTGACCGGGCATTCGCACACGACTTGGTGAACCAGTTCCCCCTTGCGGGATGGCATGTTCAGGGTGACCAAAAATCTCATTTTCGCGCCTTGTGTAATTTTAATACTTCGCGCTCAACGTGGGGCCGGATCAAATCTGGGAGGCGATCCAGCGCCCGACGCCGCGCCTCCTTGGTTGATAGACCGAGAACCGACACTGCACCATCGTAAATGTGCTTACTGCAGGCCGACTGGATGCCTTGATCCTCGCTCTCCAGTGCCACCTTCCCCATCAGGACGGCCTTGATGCGGCCACTGGGCCGCCTACCGCGCCAGATAGGCATGCAGAGCCTCCCACGCGGCGTCTACCCCCAGAGCGATGCAGACAACGCACCCAGCGTCCTGTGCGGCCCTCAGGTAGGACAGTTGGGCGGCGCTGATTTCAGACTGGGTGTGGTCGCGGCGCTTCAGCTCGCACAGGAACGCCGGAGCGCCCGGTATGACGATGTCCGGCGCGCCGGTGGTCAATCCCTCGGATTTCTCCGTGGCGGCCTGCAGGTGGGTCCGCCTGCCTTCGTTGCGGACGTGGAACGCCAGCTTGCCTAGAGTGTCAGGGAAGTCCCGGCGCAAGCGCGAAAAGAAGGTCACCTGCTCCAAGGTCTCCTTTGGGCAGGTGCCACGGTAGCTGGTGTCTCCATAAATCTTGATGTCATTCGGGAGCTGCATCGACTGGTCCGTTATATTTGAAGACCCTGTAGAAGGTGCTGATCGGGTCAAGTTGATAGGTAATGGTTGTCGGCTTATCTTCCCCCAGTTCGTTCAACATGGCAAGGTCGCGGATGCCATTGCTGTTCGTGGGGTTCTTCATGATCCAGTACGAGAAAGAGCGGTAATCGGTCACCACGTCGATCTTCCATGTCTCCTTGCCGCTGCGCGCGATGTGCGGGCGCTTCGACCATGTGACGACATTATCGGTCTGCCTGCGCGTCGGGTCTTTCTTCATGGCCTTGAACTCAAGCTTGAGCTTGTCGTTCGGGTCGACGATCTCCCCCTTGCAGTTGGTGCAGTACCGGGCCGCGATGTCGTTCTCGGCCTCGCAGTGCGGGCAAGGCTTGAACGTCCAGCGGTATGTGCATTGGATGCGCTCCCCGGCGATGGTGACCTTTGCACCGCAGCGACGACCGTAGTGCGCCGGGATATGGCCCCACTCGGAATTGATGCGCTGCCCGTCGAGGTCGAGGAAATACCCGTTCTCGTCTATGGGATATTCTTCCTTGTTGGGCCGGGGCGAAAACTCGTTCTCCACATCGCACAAGGGGCAAATACAGTTGATGGTGCTGTCTTCCTTGTCCCCCTTGGTGACCTCCACCTTGGGGTTGAACACGTCGCCGTCCGGGCAGTGCCGGGGAAGGTTCTCGGCATAATCGAGGATCAGGCAGGTCTCCTTGAACTCTTCGATCCGCAAGCCGCGCCCGATGATCTGCTGGAGCAGACCGACGCTCTCCGTGGCGCGCAGGATGGCGATCAGCTCGACGTGGGCAGCGTCGAACCCAGTTGTCAGCACCGAGACGTTGACCAAATACTTGATCCGGCCCGCCTTGAAGTCGGCGATGACCTTGTTGCGCTCCTTTTTGTCGGTTTCCCCGGTTACGATGGCGGACATGTCTGGCGGCAGGCTCTCCATGCACTCGTTGGCATGCTTGACCGTGGCGGCGAAGATCATCACGCCGCGCAGGAATGTGGCCTGCGAGATCACGTCGGCGATGATAGCTGAGGTCTTGCGGCCCTGCCCGTGGTATGCCCGGTCGATGGCTACGGTGTCGAACTGCCCGCGCGAGTTAAGCTGCATGTCCAGCGTCTTGTACCCGTCCACGGCAGGCTTCCCGATGGTAGGCTTGGTGAGGAACCCCTGCTCGATCAGCTCGTAAGCTTGGATGCGGTAGACGCAGGCCTCAAAGTATGGGTCTTTGCTCTGGGTCGCCTTTACGGGCTTTCCGTCCGGCCAGAAGCCGAAGATGTATCCGGTCCCCATGCGGTATGGGGTGGCGGACAGGCCGATCACACGCAGGTTGGGGTTTTGCTCTCGCATAGCTTCGATGATGCTTTTGACCGTTGGGGTGATACCGTGGCATTCGTCGATCACTACCGCCGCGAACTCGCTGCCGAACCTCTTGATGGCATTGATCACGGTGCCGGGCGTCCCGAACACCACTGGGTGGCGCAGGCTCTTTTCCCCGGCGCTGGCCGAGAATATCGAACACTTGGCCCCGGCGATCTTGAACTTCTCGGCGTTCTGCTTGACCAGTTCGGCGCTGGGGGCGAGGCACAGGACGTGCTTGCCCTTCGACATAGCATGAATGGTATCGGCAACTTCCGCGATAATGTGCGACTTCCCTGCGCCAGTGGCGGCTTCAATGCAACATGGGGTGGTGTTCTTCTTGATCCACCCGATGATGGCATCATGGGCTTCTTGCTGGTACGGGCGCAGGGTCATGGTTGGGTCTCACATTTGTTTTGTGCGTTTTACCACACTATTAGATGACGTCAAGCCCCCAGTGCCGTACGCTGCGACATCCAGCCGTTCAGGTTGGCATGCTTATGGCCGGGCGTCGGGGTGGCTTGATGCTCGAACGGCGACCAGTGGCCGCTATCCATCAACATGCCAGCCAGATCGTCATCCTTGCCCGTATCCGGCTCGGTGCCGTCATGGTTCAGGTAGGACACACGGGCGCACCGGGCAGCACTGTGCAGCAGCATGCCGCCGTACGGCTTGTGCCATTCGTTCCCGCCTACATACGTCGGCGTTGACACCGAAATCGCCTCTTGGATGGCATTTGCAAGATACTGCATGGTGGGGTCTGCAGCCGGATGGCAGCGCAGGACGAAGAAGTTCTCCCATTCGGTGGCGGTGATCACCACGCTGATGTGGCCAAACGGTTCGATCAGACGGTTGACGATCTGCTTGTGCAGCCCGAGACGCTGGGCGTCACGGGCGGCCTCCACAGCACGGTCACGGGCCTCCAGCCACATGGCGATGGCTTCGTCCTTACGGGCGATCTCGACCCCGGCCTGCATGCCCGGCTGGTTGCTTCCCCACGCGGTCGGCATTGCGGGGTCTTTCAGCACGTCTTGGATCATCCGGTCAATCGGCACGGCCCGGCTGCTGCTGGCGTTGCGGGACAGCTCCGGGTCATCCATCAAGCTGATCTCTTGCAAGAAATCGTACTCTGCATCGTTGATGCGGATCAGGCGGTGCGTCTTGCACTCCGCATGGATGAAGCGCGGGTAGCGCGCCTGCACGGTGATCAGGTCCGGGCAGCCGGGATGGCTGCTGTGGGCGATGACTTTGGCACTGATGGTCATTTGACGTTCCTTTTGCCAATGCTGATGGATGCCCACTGTCCGGCGACATAGTCGGCCACAACCTGACCGCCACCAGTCGCGTCGTGCAGGCAGAGATTTCCGTTGCCGCCGATGGTGCGATAGATCGCATAGTGGACGACAGTGGTGCCGTCAGTGCGGTGGACGGCGATCCGCACGGGCCGCAATTTCTTGACAGGCGCAGGCTTCTTTTTGAACCAGTTAAACATCATTTACCTATGATCCCCCTGAGTGCTTTTGCGTAGTGGTGACCGACATGCAGTCGGTGGCTTTCCTTCATTTCGGTGCCGTTCATCGTGTCAGTGACAACATGATCCTCACAGAACTTGGCGCAGTACTCGACGGCATCACGGCGGGCGCGCTCAAGATCGCGGCGGAGCTTTCGGTTGATGTTGATCTGGCGGTGAAGCTCATCCGTCATTTGAGCATCCAATAACTGGAAGGCTTGCCGCGCCATTTCTCAAGGTCAGCCTTGGGGGTAAGCTCTTTGATCGCTGCAGCGTACGATATACTTCCAGCTTTCTCGACCTTGGTCAGCTTGCGACCGCAGATGGTGGCATCCTTGCTTCCGGCGATCTTCACCAGCTCTATCAGGATTTCCTTGCGGCGATCCTCTGCGGCTGCGATCTCGCGCTGCAAGTCGTCATACTCTGCCAGCTTCTGACGGATTGCAGGCGTGTCAAAATCAGTGCGGGTGCGCTCGTCTACCGCATCGTCGCAGATTTCCAAGAACTCCTGATAGAACTGCTCCAGCTTCGGCAGGTTGACGTCGACCCAAGCTTGGTCGAAGTCTACCATCGTCAGCTCTTCGTCGTGCGGCGTCCACTGCCAGAAGAAGCAGCGCGGGCGTCCAGTTACCAGCATCTGGATTTGCATCTGTGCGTAGTAATGTGGCTGGTCTGACAGGGTCTTGAACGAGACCGGCTTGGCATGGCCCCGCAGACCGAAGGGGCATTTGCATTCAAATACTGCGTCGTCGCCGACGTAGCCATCGGGGCTGGCCCCAAGCCACGGGCGCGCAGGATCGACGACAAAGCTTGCTGGCTGTACGGTGCGCCCTTGATCGTACTCGAAGGCCTCCTTGGCCTCCAGCTCGTGGGACTGGCCCCACTGGGTGGCGATGTTGCCCACGAACTCGCTGGGTAGACCCTGATGGGCGCGCACCATGCGGCGCATAGCCTCTGCACGGGTGCAGTTGGGGTCGAGGCCAAGGATTGCTCCGACCATTGACCCCGTGACGCGGCCCTGACGAGCGGCGAACCACTCTGGTGATCTCTGTTCCATCAGTGAAACCACAGCCAGACGCCATGCAAGATGCCGATGGGAACGAAAATCGCACCGGCTACGAGAAATCCCCATGCCTGCGCTGCGAAGCAGAACAGAATGTGGTTCACCCAAGCGGCAATCATGATGCAGATTGCGGCCATCGAAATGAGTGTGTTCATGAATTTTATCCTTGGTCGGGCTGGGATGTTGGAGGGGGCCGAAGCCCCCACCGGTTCTTAGATCATGCAAGGTGCAAAGGGTATCTCGTCGCCCAAGTCACGCTTGCCCATGCTTCCGCCGCCGCCCTGCCGCTGCTGGCTGGAGGCCGAGCTGGCCTTGTTGCGCTCGATTTCTTCAGCTGTGGATACCGACGCCGTCGCCTTGCTGTCCACGCGTGACACCCAGTTGCCGCTGTTCATGTCGCCGGTCGCCTGATCGCGCATGTTCCAAACCATGATCTTGATGATCATCGGCTTGTTGGTCAGGTGGAGCGTCATTGCTTCGTCTGTCGGCATTCCGGGCTTCGCCAGCAACTTCCCCCCGGCGTTCCGGTCGATAGCGCCAAGCATCAGCTTTTCCTTGTCGCGCGTCTTGACCGCGTCCTTGGAGTTGGGCTTGTCGTCCAGAACCCAAAGCTTCTGGAAAACCTTGCGGTTCTCGAACTCTTCAGGCTGCAGGACCGCCCAGCGGAGGGAGATGAAACGGTTCCCGTTGGCATCCTTGTCCCACTTGGCCTCGTCGATGGCTGCCAGTACCGAGGTGTTGTCCGGGATCGGCTGCATGTTGCCGCCGCCCTTGTCGAACGATCCGTCTTCGGTTTTCGATGCAACGTCTTCACCAGTGGAAAGACCCCAGAAATCGTCGTTCATGCTTTTTCTCCTTTGATCAGATATGCGGCCAGCGGGTTCTCGCCCTGCTTAACCTCAATGGGTTCCGTGATGCCGAAACGGTTCTTGGACACGTTCGCGGCCATTGCGTGGCACACCAGCTGGCGGTCGCCAGTGGAGATCGCCTTCTTAACATCACCGTCGCCCTTGGTGAAGGTCTCAAGGCGCAGGAAGCCGACCAGATCGACGTTGTCGATGTAGGGCTGCATGCTCTCCTCGCGCATCCGCATGGTGTAGCGGGTGTACTGGTTTCCGTCCGGCGGGTTCACCTTCTCGGTGTCAGCGTGGGACAGAAAGATCACGTTCATGCCGCGATCCAGCAGGTACTGGCAACCCTTACGGACGCGGCGATGCTGCGAAGACAGCATATTGTACCCCGCACCATAGCCGCCGAGGGCTTGATTGATGCTTTTCGGCTTGTTCGGGTCAGTCTCCACGATCCAGTCCGTGAAGATGGTGTCCAGCATGGAAACCGTGTCAAGCACGAGCGTTTCGTACTGGTGTTCTTCCTTGGCCAAAGCCCAGAGCTGCGGCCAAAGGTCATCTGGTGATTTCAGGACCGGAAAGGCATCAGGCACGATACCGTGATTGATCGATTTCAGTCCGTCTTCTGCGCGGATGAAGATCGGCTTGGGGAACGTGGCCCCAAGTGACGTCTTCCCAAGTCCAGCTTCGCCGATGATCGTGGCGGAAAGCGGACACGGTTGTGGTTTGGTGATTTGTTCTAGTATCGACATATTCTCTCCTTCTCAACACCCTTGAACCTAGAGGCTGTTTGTGCGATTGTCAACAGGCCACGTTCACGAAAGGAACAAACAAAACATGTCGAAAGTAACAAATATCCGCGATGCCATCACGGAGCAGATCGCTCGCGTGCGGGAAGCGCTGAAGGATCGCGTTCACTCCAAGGTGGCCGAGGCGACCGGTCTTCACGTCAATACCGTCCGCAATATCGCCAAGAAAACCGACCAGAAGTTCTCGCTTTCTACCATCGAGAAGCTTGAAAAATACCTCTTCGGCGAGAAGGCCTGAGGCATGGAGTACCGCATTTTTTGGGAGGCTGGATTTCGCGTTTTTGGGCTTTATGGCCGCGACAAGAACGGGAAATGCGAATGCGGAAACCCTCAATGCCCTGAGAAGTCGCTGTTCAAGCATCCTCGCGTCTCCAACTGGCAGCACACGCCACACTGGAGCGAAGAGCAGCTTGAGACGATGGAGATGATGAAGCAGTTCAAGACCGGCTACGGCATCGCCCTGCGCGGCGTCCTCGTGGTGGACGTGGATGCCCGCAACGGTGGCGTGGCCAGCTTTATGAAGCTGGTGGAGGTGGTGCCTGAGCTGATGGGTGCAGGGCTGATCGTGAACACCGGATCGGGCGGCGGCTCCAAGCATTACTACTTCAAGGTGCCTGAAGACGTGGCTCTGGTGATCAAGCTGGCCGACTACCCCGGTCTGGACTTCAAGTCGGGGGCCGCGTTCGTGGTTGGGCCGGGATCGGAACATGCCAGCGGCAGGCCGTACACGGTCGCCATTGGGTCGCCGGACGACATCGACATGGTGCCAGAGAAGCTCTTGGAGATGCTGCGGGTGCCAGAGCGCCACCGGGCCGATCTGGGCGGCAAGACGGTCGACGTCAATGAGTTGGAACTGGCAGAGATGCTGTCCCATGTACGAGAGTTCGATGACTATGACGTGTGGGTCAAGATCGGCATGGCTCTGCACCATGCCACGGGGGGCGCATCGTTCGACCTATGGGACCGCTGGAGCCAGCAGTCAGCCAAGTACGACCCCGACGACATGCAAACCAAGTGGCACAGCTTCGGGCGGTCGGCAAACCCGGTCACGCTGGGAACGCTGGTGCATTACGCGGAACAGGGCGGCTACATCCAGCCCGTGACATTCACGCCGGACAGGGAGTTCCAGTTCGAGACGCCGGAGGAATATTCCAGTCCGAAGGTCATCGACACCTCGTCATTCGACCCGCTGCGCCCGCCGGGGCTGGCCGGGCAGCTGGCGACATGGATCGAAAGCCGGACGCGCCGGAAGCGCGAGGCTCTGGCCTCCATGTCTGCGATCTGGGCAATGGGCGTGGCGTTCGGGCTGCACTACAGGGACGACCGTGACCGCGCCACCACCAACCTATTCGTCTTCAACGTGGCCGGGTCAGGCTCCGGCAAGGACGGCATTCTGGGGGCAACGGCGGAGGTGTTAGAGGTCTGCGGCATGTCTGCGGCTGTACACGGCACCATCAAGTCCGAGCAGGAGATCGCACGGAACCTGACGCGGCACCAGATGGCAGCCTACATGATGGACGAGGTCGGCTTTTTGTTCCAGAAGATCAGCGGCGCGCGGGCATCTGGCGCATCCTATCTGGAGGGCGTCGTTGGCCTTCTGATGTCGGCATATTCCAAAGCTGACGGTCGCCTGATGGTGTCCGGTGACCTCAAGGAAGACATCCGGGGCCACCTCCGCAAGGAGCTGACGCAGGTCGAAAAGGCTATGGATGAACACGGCGAGAAGCCCAACCTCTTGGCGCGGCAGAAGGCCATCCTGTACCAGTTGGATACGTTGGATGCCGGGATAGACCGCCCATTCTTGGCGATGACCGGGTACACGACCGAGAAGAACTTCAACGCGCTGGTGACGTTCGAGAGCGCGACGACAGGGTTTATTGGTCGCGCGATCCTGTGCATCGAACAGGACACCACCCCAGTGACCAAAAAGAACTGGAAGAAGCTGCCGATGCCGGACAGCCTCAAGATGACAATGCAGCAACTGTCATCAGGTGGATCGTACGATAAACTTGAAAGCAAGGATCGCCGCGTTGAGCATTACGGGGAGCGCATCGAAATCCCAACCACTGCCGAGGCGGCGGCCATGTTGGACAACATCGTCGATCTGTTTGACCAGATGGCCTACGAACACAAGGAGCGCAGCGGGCTGGAGGCGCTGCCGATGCGCGGCTACGAGCAGGTCAGCAAGGTCAGCCTGATCTTGGCGGTGCCGGAGGGTGTCCGTACGGTGGAGCATGTGCGATGGGCCTACGCCCTGATCAAGCGCGACATCGAAAGCAAGATGCGGCTTGTGTTGGCGAACGACAGCGAGAAGTCGGACCCGGCGCGGGCGCTCCTGATGACCTTGCTGCAGATGGTTGATGGTCCTGACGGCGAGACATCGGGCGTGATAATGCGGCGACTGGAGCGCAAGTATAAGCGCGAAGACATCCAGTCGGCTCTGGACAGATTGGTGGAGGGAAAGAAGATTTCCTCCGATACGACCACTCACAAATACAGCAAGCAGAAGATAGTACGTTACAAACTTATACATTCTGCTTGACCTTTGGGGATAATCCTTTATGGGTTATCCCACAAACAACCACGGAGACTATCATGATCAGTCAGGAAGAAGGCGAGTTCTATTACGCCCTCAAGCAGTCTATCAGCAAGCATCCCGAATGGCTTTTGTCTGCCATGCAGGCGATCCAGTCCGGCATGAGCCAGAGGTTGACGGAAGAGCAACACCAGAAGGCAGAGTGGGAAACCATTGCCTTCAATGCCATGGAGGCGCGCCTCTTCAGGCACAACAAAAGGTGGTTGGCTCAGAAGATCGACCGCCTGCGGGACAGCGCGTTCTTCAAGTGGGATCAGATGATCGAAAAGCTGGGGAAGTAGCCATGTTTCTTTGCCTTGCACTGAACATCTATTTTGAGGCTCGCAACCAGTCGCCTGACGGTCAGCGCATGGTCGCGGAGGTGACGATGGAGCGGGCAGCCGGTGGCGACATCTGCGAGACCGTCTGGCAACCCGGGGCGTTCAGCTGGACGCAGGACGGAAAGTCCGATGAGCCGAAGGACGAAGAGGCGTGGATGTTTGCCCAAAGCATTGCGATGGACGTGATCATCAACGGGTGCGAGTTCTGCACTGGCGCGACCTACTACCATGAGAAAAGCATCCATCCGTACTGGGCAGACGATTACCGTATGGTCGGTATGGTTGGAGACCACATCTTTTACACGACAGGGGAGAACTGAGATGAATACAGAAGACCAAAGCCTCGACCCTACGGTCCCGACGGATGCTAAGCGCATGCTGGCATCGCACGGTGGTGGCAAGGCCGCAAAACTCGCACTGGCAGAGCTGTGGAGGCAGGCCAACGAGCCGGGGCAGGGGTACTTGCCCACCGCCCGCCTATCGGCCCCCCTGCGCGTCCTGATCGCATTGGAGACCTTGGGCGTGATCGAGCGCGCCACCGATGACCGTGGCCGTGCGATCCGGTTCAAACTGAGCGATGCGGGGCTGACCCAAGCGGTGAGGGCAACGCAATGACCGACTTTGAAACCCACCCCGTAGGCACGGCAGCTCGGATTGCCGAATTGGAGGCTGCCCTCACCCGCGCCAATGCCGCCACGGCTGCGGCGTTTGAGGTGGCGGCGCGAGCAATCAATGACCGTGGCGCGGTTGAGCAAGAAAACTTTGGGCTAAAACGCGCAGCGCAAAACTTTTTCCGCGCCCGCGATATTGTCCGCGCCCTCGCCACGCCCGGCCAGACCGCCGCGCTGGATCGGCTGATCGCGGAGGCGATGAAGCCGTTTGTGGAGGCGTTGACGTTTTACAGGGACGGGTGGAGCTTTAAGACCAATAAACGGTATCACGGTCTGGAGTGGTTTCCGAAAGAGGAATTACTGGACGACTGCGGTAATAAAGCCGCCACCATCCTCGCCGCCAGCAAGAGAGGAGGTGCATGATGGGCCAGTTGATAGCGTCTGTCGTGCTGATTTTGTCGTTTCTAGGGGTAGTATCTCTAGGGTGCATCATTGGCGGCATCGTAGCCCTTTTCGATGGTAGCCCGCTATGGTTCGCAATCCTTGGGCTGCTGTTGGGCGTGATGGGATTGTTCAGCACCTATTACCATCTGTCTCTGGCAATCAGAGTATACCGCCATGTTAAAGGAACCCGCAAATGACTGACCTGATCCCGCGCGATGCTGCTGTTGCTGCTGTAAATCGTGCCATCTGGAAATCCCCAATCAAGGCCCAGATCAGCGCAATCGACGCCAGCAATGACACCGCAGAAGCCCTGCGCGCCATCCCCGCCATAGACCCCGCCGCTATTCGTGAAGCCGCGCTGAGAGAGGCGGTAAAGAGCCTGCGCGATTGGCAGAATAACCTGATCCACCACAGATACAAAGAAACCGCCATCACTGTCGGCATGTCCGCTGATGCTGTCGAAGCCCTAATCGGAGAAAAGAAATGACCGCACCAGAACGCATTTGGGCTTGGGCATGGCAGACTGTGCCAATGGGTCAGTGGGGAGTAAATCCATCACCGTCATCTGTCGAATACGTCCGCGCCGACCTTGCCGCCATACCCGCGCAGGTGCGTAAAAAGTTCCCAGTTCTCGGTAGCAGCGGGGCATCGGTTGATCTTCAACTTGTGGAAGATCATGGCGAGCAAGCCAAAAAGAACCACTACCAAACTATCATGCGCCTAGCTGAACGTGGAGGCCTTAGCTGGGCGGAGTTGTTTGCCGTCCTGCATAACAGACCGTTCCAAAAAATTGACACCAACGAAGCCATGATTGCATGTCGGGCATTGGAGGCACGTTACCTCGCCGCCCTCGAACCGCAGCCCGACCCCGCGCAAGGCGACTATTTTGAAGGTCTCGAAGAGGGCATCAGGATCGGGCGGAGCGAACCGCAGCCAGACCCCCGCGACGCCGTGATTGCGCGGCTGGTGGAGACGGCAACGCACCTGTGCGATGGCATTGCGACCATGTTGCCTCCACTGGGGCAGTCAGATCGCGTCTTGAACCTGCGCGCCGCCCTCGCAGAAGCCAAGGCGGTGCAGAAGTGAAAATCAAGCGTGGCGACCCCACCTGTGTCCGTGGGGTGACATACCGATCCATTGCCGAAGCTGCGCGCCAGATCGGGGTGTCTTTCTCAACCCTGAGTGCGGCGCTCGACCGTGGGACGCAGGACCAATGCGGCCTGCGCGGGGCGGTTAGCGGGTACGCCGATGGCGTGTTCTACCCATCGAAAGCTGCTGCCGCCCGCGCGCTCGGCATGTCCGCCCAGACGCTCCACCACAAGATTTATGTTGGCAAAATAGTTTGGAAACAGAATGAATAGTTGTTGCACATAGCACATGCGCGTTGTAGAGATTGCGAACAGAAACACCAACCACTGGAGACCATCATGACCCCCCTGCAGATTGCCGCTGAATGCGCTCGCCTTGAAGCCGCCGCCGCCGCCAAGGGCTACTATATGCCCAAGATCACCATTCGCATCAACTGGGTCGGATACGAGCTGAATGCCGATCTTGAGACCCGCACCGACGCGCATGCGCCTGCCAAGACCGAGTGGATTTATGCCACCTATGAGGATGGCTTCGAGGTTCTGCTGGCAAGGGTCGAAGCCACCGTCAACGCTTTGACGTCCATCGAAGACGCCAAGCGCAACGAGTTCATCGCAGCCGTTGGCCGCCTAATCGGACAGGGCAAGGAGATCGGCATCGACGTCCAGTTCCTGAACCCGCTGACCGAGATGATGACCAAGCTGTCGACCAACATCATCACCAAACAGTGATGAGGGAAATGCCGCGTCCGACGGTCGGGCGCGGATTACAAGGGAGCCTATCATGGCAAACGTCAACGTCCTCGAAATCAAGATCAAAGCTCACCTGCCGGTCGGCAAGAGCCTTGAAGAGGCGCACACCGCCCTGACCCTCGCCAAGACGGCGCAGGAGACTGGCGACTACTCCGACCTGCTGAAGGCCGCCACCGTCCTCGACGTGTCGGTCGAGCAGCGCACCCGCCGCATCGTCGACGCGGCATAACCACCAACCCCTGAGGGAGACTACAATGTTCGGAAAACTGTTTGGCAAGAAAGCCGAAGCCGCTGTCCAGAAGTTCTCGGGTCGCACCGACTTTCTGGAAGCCGTGTGCGCCGCCGCCGCGCTGATCGCCGCCGCCGATGGCGAGATCGAGGACAACGAGGTCAAGGCGACCGTGAAGGCTGTGAAGGCCAATAAATCTTTGGCCGGTGGCTTTGATCAGGCTGCAATCGAGACCTGCATCAACAAGATGCTGGAACGCGCCTCTGGCGGTCGTGTTGGCCGTATGGGCCTGTGGGATGAAATCCGCGAGGTCGCCAAGGACGCGGAGCTGGCGCAGGGCGTGGTGCTGACCGCGCTGGACGTGGCCGAGGGCGACGGCGAGATTGAGCCGGAAGAGAAGGTCGTGCTTGACCGTCTGGCCAAGGAGCTGTCGGTCGACCTGAGCCGCCTGATGGCAGCCTGATGCCCAACATCGTCCTTGGCATCGTCCTGACCGTGGTGGTGATCGCCGCACAAGCGATCCTGCCGTTCGTGTTCGACTTCGTGACCACGCTGGCCATTTATGGCGTCGGCGTGGTCGTGGGGCGGGCCAGCAAATCGTAACTGGAGGGGCGTTCGCGCCCCTTCTTCAACATCATGGAGGCCGAGATGGCTAAGAAGACACTGATCAAGGCGGGCGACCGCACCATCACCACGAACGGATTCGGTGAGATGACTGAAATCCGCAACCGCATCCTGAACCAAGAGGCTGCATTCGCTCTGGACCTGATCATGAGCGACAAGAGCGACCGGCCCGCCGGTTCGGTGGTGGAACGCGCGTTCCGCATCGCCAAGCTGGCGTTCGAACACATCAAGGCCAACCGCATGGACGTGCCGTTCCCCTTCGACAAGGTGTATACCGATGACAAGCCGGACGCATAAGCGGGTCTTTTTCGACCGGGAGTTCGATTTCCCCGACGCCGGGGCTTGGGTTCACGTCAAGACCCAGAAAGCCTACATCGTGCTGTTCCCAGTCATGATCGAGGCGACCGTCAGCCCCGGCGTGGCTTATTCTGGGCGTGATGGCCTGATCTGGGTTCGCCCGCTGGCAGAGTTCTTGGACGGGAGGTTCGTGTGACCAAGAAGACCATACAGGTGCCGGACCGCTCTTACACCGCGTTCGGGGAGTTGCCGAAGATACCGATCAGCGTGTCGAAGGCACCGTGGGAATAAGGAAGGGGGCCAATGGCCCCCTTTTTCTATGCCTTGGCGAACTGGCTGAACGGGAAGAAGTAGATGCGTTCGGGCCGGGCGTCGACGATAAGGTCGAGCGGGCCGTCAGAAACGCCTGAGAGAGCCTTCGCGACCTCGACAGGCACGGAGACCGTGCGAGTGCGTTGACCTTGCTTCTTGGACACCGCACGGCTTCCTGCGGGGTTCAGCTGCAACGCGAACCCGCTGGCTGACAGGTAGAAGTCACAACGGTCGCAATCTTGGACGAGTGCCGCTGGGACGGCCATGACGAAGTTGCCGGAATACCGGCGCAGAGAGAACGTGTTCCTGATCGGGCGGCCTGTGCTGGTGACGCCGTCAATCGATGATTTCTTGGATACAAGAATAAGGTCGTCCATTTCATTCCTCCATGTTGGGAAATGAACAATAGGACAGTTGAAATGGGGTGTAAACAGTTCTGTTGTGCCGTATCAGTGGAGACGCCACTTGGGTTGCTTTGGAGACGGCACTTCTGACTACTAATAGACCCTTAATATACTGATATATATATATATTTATATAATATTGTATAGTGTATGTAGTGTAGTGTCGTCTCTATGGAGAGTGTATTGGTTATTTTCTATCAAGGAGGTGTCTATAAGGGGGTAAGTTTTTATATATATGTAAAGGGGACGCGACTCGACCACTGCAGGCACTGATTTTCACTTAATTATCAATATCTTGACTGTGCCGAGTGGAGTAGCAAGAATGGCGTCTTGCGACGCCACTCCGATTTTTTGGCCTCATTTGAGGCCTTTGGGATTGATGGTGATGCGTTCGACCAAGATCGCCTTCTTGCAGTTTTCGATCTGCTCTTCGGTCAGCAAGGTGGCGAGGAGCTTGTTGTCGACCCGGCGCTGCTCGGAGAGGCTCAGAACGAGGTCGCAGGTGACGCCGATGTGGCGCTCGACGCCTGCGGCCTTGATCTCGGCCTTGAGGGCATCCAGAGCCTCGTTGGCGGCGTCTGCGGCGGCCTTGGCGGCGGCGTAACGGTCAGCGAGCGAGATGGTGACGTTGAAGGACATGGTGGTCTCCTGTGGTTGGTTGATGACCCCTTGTACATGATACATCGTACGATGCAACAACAAAATGTATCGAAACCCACAATCTTTTTTCTTGACCCCGTACGACCCACATGGCAGGTGTTGTGGAACAACCAACCACGGAGACTGAGATGCTGACCGAGAAGAAGCTGAACGAAAAGCATGCCCCGACCGAGGTCTGGGTAACCCACTACGCGCTGGATACCTCGGAACCGGAACGCCAGTGGCTGGATGGTGCCAGCGACAAACCGTGGGGCGCGGACTACAACGCCCAGATCACCGAGTGGGCGGCACAGACGCGCTATGTCCGCGCCGATATGGTTGACCCCCGCGACGAGGTGATTGCGCGGCTGGTGGAGGCGTTGGAAAACAGGCTTCACGATCAAGAATGTCCGTGCAATGCATGTAGTCCCATGCTTGCCGCCATCGCAGCGGCAAAGGCGGTGCAGCATGGTTGACAAGCTCTGGGTGTTTTTTCCGGCGACCGGGCAGAAGTTCCCGATCCGGTTCATGCAGACATCTGACCTGTACGAGGTGGAGCTGCCTGCGGGCACCTACGGCGGCCCCCTGCTGGAAGACCTTCGGCAGGAACTGAAACGCGATTTTAACGATGTGAGGATCACGAAATGACGAAGAAGTTTGGCCCGTGGATTGTCTGGGGCAAGGCCGAGCGCCCTCCTCTTTTGCGCGATGACCAGATCATCGAAGTGGTGTGCCATGACGATGACGGAACCATCAAGGAAGGGCTAAGTGAACGCCCCGTTGTGGCACATGCTTGGCGATCCGTCCCCACCCTCGCTTACCGTGTGGAGCTGCAGGAGGTGACCCGTGTGGCATACGGGACGCCGGGCTGTATGTTTGGAATCCGTGACACGGACGACACCCACAAGATCACCTACACCATGCTCGGCGACGAGGTGGTGTCCTGCGTGATGGAGAAGCTGTGATGCGTACCCTGAAACTTGCCGGAGTGGCGATGCTGGCGTCGACAGTGTTCCTGCTGTTCGTGCGGGGACTTTGGGTTCTGGCCGAGGCCCCGTGGAACGACAACGGCCTTTCCGTGATGCTGTCGCTGTTCGTGGGTGGAGCTGTGGCTGCCATGTGGTGGTTCACCGATGGCAACTGAGCTGGAGGACAAGATCGCATCGCTGCGGGCCGAGCGTGCGACCAAGACAGGACTGGCGGCCAAGGAAACCGACCGCAAGATCGCAGCGTTGGTGCGCGTCTGGCGGTCAACTGGAGGGAGGTTGAAGGATGTGGCGCAATATGAAGGATAAGCACCTGCTGGCGCTGTATGAGGGCGGCTGGAAGCGCACGCGGGCGTTCTTCCGGCATCCCCGGCAGATGATGTCCCTGCGGGCTGAGATCGAGCGCAGGGGGCTTAATTAAAAATAGTGCTTGCATCGTACGGTGGAACCTGTATGAAGGTTCCACCAACCAACCACGGAGACTTGAAATGGCATACTTCACGCACGGCGACTTCGGATGGAACGTAGACCCGGATGACGGCATCGTCGAATGGGATGGCGAGGGCGAAGAGCCGACCGATGATGATGCTGACGCGGCATCGGATCATTGGGAAACCACCGGCCACAGCGACTATGCGAGCGAGCTGGCCGACGAGATCGGCGATTACAAATATGAGCAATGGCGAGAGAGCCGTTGGGAAGAGTGACAATCGCCGTAGGCAAACACACCCGCTACTTTTTCAATGGTAAGCCGGTGTCAGCCAACGAGGCCTTCGACCTGATGATAAACCCCGAAAACGAAATCGTATTTTCTTGGAGCAGACCGCGATGACAAACTACCAGACCCCCACCGCCGAGACGTACAATGGCCTGCAACGCGCTTTCGATCACTTCAACGAGAAGCTGTTCGAGAAACGCCTGCCGCCGGCGATGTTCACGCTGACCCGCAAGCGCGGCGCGCATGGCTACTTCTGGGCCGAGCAATTCAACCACCGCGACGGCGACACCACCCACGAGATCGCCCTGAACCCGATGTCGATGGATCGCAGCATTGAGGCTGTCCTGTCGACGCTGGTGCATGAGATGACCCATCTGGAGCAGCAGGAATACGGCACCCCCGGCAAGAACGGCCACCACAACATGGCGTGGGCCGAGCTGATGCTGCGCGTTGGCCTGACCCCCACCGACACCGGTGCCGAGGGAGGCAAGATGACTGGGCGCAAGGTCACGCACATGATCGACGAGGGCGGCCCGTTCGAATGTGCGATGGCAGAGTTGATGCCGTTCGACATCCCGTACTTCACCAAGCCCCGCGAGGCTGCTGAAAAGAAGAAAGACCTATCCAAAGTCAAGCATGAATGCGGCTGCGGAAACAAGGCGTGGGCCAAGCAGGGGTCGAGCCTGATTTGCGGCGACTGCAACGAAGAGATGGTGGGGGAGGTTTGAGATGAAAATCAAATGCAGCGGGTACTTTGACATCATTGTGAAATCTAATCACCACATTGAGCTTTGGCAGCCTGACGGAGACGGAGATGACCTCGTCCTGATCTTCAGCGAGGATCAGGCCAAGGCCGTGGTCGAGGCCATCAAGGCGCAGGCCAAGGAGCTGAGATGGAACATCTGACGCTGGAGCAGTTCATGCGGTGGATCGGGCTGCTTGAGAAACCGGCGGCCCGGGAACCGCGCGGCGATGGCACATGGTACAAGAAGGGGGAGGTGCCGTTTTGAGAGACCCGATCTATGACGCGGCAGCCAAGCACATTCTGGAGAGCATCCTGAAGCGGAAACGGTACGGGTTCGAGGTGGCGGACAAGATCGCCGCCCACATCGAGCTGACAGTGCGCGAGGCGGAGCGGAACCGGATCAAGCGCGAGGCAAAATTGCTGTTGCATCGTACGATTGATCCTGTATAGAGGGGAACACCAACCAACCACTGGAGACCATCATGAACACCTTCTACGTCCGCCGCTCGACCTACGACAGCAGCCGCCCCTTTGAGGTGGTGTGCTTGGGCACCCGTGGCAGCATCCGCGTCATGGATCGCTACTCGACCATGAAGCAGGCAATGCGGCGCGTCCGCGTATTCAAGGCAAGGGCATGATCATGAACACGTTCACCGCAATCGACCCCGCAGGCAAGGCCCACACCCGCACGTCCAAGACCCGGGCGTACACGCACACGGTGGTGGGGCTGCCGAACGCCACGCGCACCGTCCTGATGGCGCAGTCGGCGGCAGCCAAGCGCACCTATGCATCCGACTTCGCGTACCACATGGCGCGGGCGAACGGCACCTCACCATGGCTGGCACGGAAGGACTGGGAGACCGAGGTGCAGCATATGGAGCGCGAGGCTAAGGAGGTTCAGGCCTCCATTGAAGCTCTCGGTGGGTGCGACAACCGCTTTGACTACGTCACCTTGTGCATCATGCGGTGCCATGATCGCGTTCGGGAGCTGCAGGCGCAGGGCTACTACGACACCTACCAGAACCTTGGCTGGTGCGGTCGGGTCGATCTGGCTGCCAAGCTCAAGACCACGTCCGAGAACCGTGGCTGGTTGAATGTCACGATACTACAAATTACTTGTTGACGCGTACGGTGTGCTGTCGTAATGATGGCACACCAACCAACCACTGGAGCCGAACATGTCCTACATCGTCAACGAAGCCGCCTACGAAGCCGCCATCGCCCGCAACATCCGCATGAACGCCCAGAAGGGCCGCCGCGCCGTGTGGATGAAGCTGGAGGGTGCCGTGCGCGTCAATGAGTTTCTGTTCCAGTTCGGTGAGTTCGAGTTGACCGAAAACCACGCCCAGCACCCCGTCGTGAAGGCCGCCACTGGCTCGGACTTCTACCACGCCATGCAGGACAACATCATGACCTATGGTGGCCTGACCGAGAAGCAGAACGAGGCCGTACTGGCGATGATCGCCCGGGCCGAGGCCAAGGTGGCAGGATATGCAGTCAAGCGCGCCGCCGAGGCAGCCAAGTCCAACTGGATCGGCACCGTGGGCGAGCGCCGCATGTTCGTGCTGTCGGTGCGCCACGTCATCACGATGGATGGCATCTATGGCACGTCCTACCTGCACATCATGGAAGATGCCGACGGCAACGTGGTGATCTACAAGGGCACCAAGCGCTACGACGGCATCGTCTCGATCAAGGCGACCGTGAAAGAGCATGGCGAACGCGAGGGCGTGAAGCAGACCAAGATTGCCCGCCCGGCGTAATCAGGCTATGATGGCATCCTATTCATGAGAGGGGTGCCATCATATGACAATGGGCAGACCGCCGATGCCGTTCAACGAAGGCGCGGCAGAGCAAATCTTGGAGGCCATCGCTGACGGCATAGGCCTCGTCACGTTCCTGAAGTCGCGGCCAGACATGCCGTCCTACCCTACGGTGATGCGGTGGGTTCGGGACAACCCCGACTTCGCTGCAAATTACGCGCAGGCGCGGGAAGATATGGCCGATCACGATGCCGACAAGATCGCAGATGTGGCGGTTGCTGTGTCCAAGGGTCTGATGGACCCGGCAGCGGGTCGCGTGGCCATTGATGCGTACAAGTGGAGCGCTGGCAAGCGCCGCCCGAAGCGCTACGGGGACAAGCTGGAGATCGAGCAGACCAGCAACGTGGCGGTCACACACACACTGGACGTCAGTAACCTGACACTGGAAGAGTTGGACGTTCTGGAGAAGGCCTTGGGAAAATGAGCAAGACGTATGTTATGACCGACGTTCACGGGCGACTGGACGCCCTGATGCGCCTGCTGGCGCAGGTGCCGGATGGGTCCAAGCTGATCTTCCTCGGCGACTACATCGACCGTGGCAGCCAGTCCGCCGATGTGGTGGACGTCGTGATGGCTCTGCAGGCCGATGGCGCGATCTGCCTGCGCGGCAACCATGAGGACATGATGTGCAACCCGGATACGATGGGCGGCACATGGATGGCCAATGGCGGCAGCGCCACGGTGGAGAGCTACAAAGACCCGCTGACGGGAGAGATCAACGCTGGCCTGATGGAAGAGCATGCGGCGTGGTTCGAGACCCTGCCGACCGTCCACAGCGATGCCCACCGCGTCTATGTGCATGCGGGCGTACACCACGCGCATGACCTCGACGATCAGCCCGAGGTGACCACCCAGTGGTTCCGCTACCCTGCTGGCGCAGACGTCGGGTATCGCGGCCTGCACGTCGTCCACGGCCACACGCCGGGCATCGTTCAGCTGGCCAACAGGACGTGTCTGGATGGCGGCAAGACCCTCACCTGCGGCGTGTTCGATGACGACGTGGCTGGCGGCCCTGTGGAGCTGCTGTGGGCCTGATCAAGCTTCCCCGTCCGGTCGACCGGGCGGGAACCCTCAAGGCCATCGAAAAGCGCAAGTGCGAGATGTCGCTGGCCGAGTTCGTCAAGGCGGCTTGGCACATCATCGAGCCGGGCCAGCCTTACGTCCACGGGTGGCACATCGACTTCATCTGCGCGCATCTGGAGGCCATCACCGACGGCGTCCTGAACGACGACGGCACGTTCTACAACCGCCTGCTGGTCAACATCCCGCCGGGGACGATGAAGTCGCTGCTGATCGGTGTGTTCTGGCCCGCATGGGAGTGGGGGCCGCGCAACATGCCGCACATGCGCTATGTCTGCGCATCGCACAGCCTCGACCTCGCCATCCGTGACAGCCTTCGCATGCGCCGTCTCGTCACTGACAGCTGGTATCAGGACCACTGGGGTGACCGTGTCAAGATCACCGGCGACCAGAACGCCAAAGCCAAGTTCGAGACCACGGCGACGGGGTTCCGGCAGGCCTGCGCCTTCACCGGCATCACGGGCTACCGGGGCGACAGGGTGATCGTCGACGACCCGCACAGCGTGGATGACGCGAACTCGGACGCCAAGCGCGAGACCGTCACCAACCTGTTCAAGGAAGCCGTCACAAGCCGCCTGAACAACCCGGACAGGTCCGCCATTGTGGTGGTGATGCAGCGCCTGCACGAGGCCGACGTGTCGGGCGTCATCCTCGACAACAACATGGGTTATGACCACATCATGCTGCCCATGCGGTACGACCCGCACCGTGCCTGCGTGACCTCGCTGGGCTATGCCGACCCGCGCGAGATCGACGGGGAGCTGCTGTTCATAGACCGCTTCCCGGAGCATGTCGTCGACCGGGATGAGGCCGCGATGGGACCGTACGCGACCGCAGGCCAGTACGCCCAAAGCCCAGAGCCACGGGGCGGCGGGATCGTCAAGGACAGCTGGTGGAAACTCTGGGACAAGCCGGAGTACCCCGGCATTGAGTACATCGTGGCCAGCCTCGATACCGCCTACACCACGAAGTCCGAGAACGACCCCAGCGCGCTCACCATCTGGGGCGTGTTCAGCGCGTCAGGAGAGCAGGCATCGACCCGCATGGTGGATCGGTATGGCCGGACCATTGAGAGCGCCACCAGCCACCAGTCCGAGGCGCTGGGTGCGACCGCCAAGGTCATGATGATGTACGCATGGCAGGGCAAGCTTGAGATCGGCGATCTGGTGATCAAGGTCGAGGAAATCTGCACACGGATGAAGGTCGACCTGCTGCTGATCGAAAACAAGGCGGCAGGCCACAGCGTGGCGCAGGAACTGCGGCGGGTGTTCAACAGCGCGAACTTCGCCGTCCAGATGTACGACCCCAAGACCCTCGACAAGGTGGCGCGGCTGTACAGCATCCAGCACATCTTCAGCGAGGGCATGGTCTACGCACCGAACAAGGATTGGGCCGAGATGGTGATCCGGCAGACGTCCAGCTTCCCACGCGGGGCGCATGACGACCTCGTCGATACCGTGTCGATGGGCTTGAAACACTTGCGGGATGTTGGTATGCTCACAAGAGCGCCGGAGCGCATGGCTGAAATCGAGGAAAGCAAGGTCTTCCACGGGAACAGCCAAGGCCTGCCGCTATACAACGCCTGATGGAGGGATCGGCACATGGAAAAGACACGGGGCTTGGCTGAAGCCATGCTGGACTTCGCTGCGGAGTACGCGGCAAAGCACGAGCTTGACAACAACGAAACGATGAGCGCTCTGGCGCACACCTATGTGATCTACGGCTTCGCCGTGAAGAAAGACGATGCCGATCCGCAGGTCTTTAAGACCGCAATGATCGAATGCGTGACGGCGTCGTTAGACCGTATGATGGAGGTGAAAGCCGATGCAGAAGAAGCTTAACGCCAACGTCGACGCCCTGTCAGAGGGCAAGTGGGCCGTCCGCGTCACCGACGTGGATACCAACGAAGAGACCGACCTGATCATCGAAGCCGCGACCGAGAAAGACGCAGCATTCAAAGCAATGGAGCAAGTCAATGACCGATAACATCTCAGCAGTTGCCACCCAGATCGCCACTACGCTGGGCCAGATGGTCAACGATGACCAGATCAGCCCGCCGGAGGTCATTGTGGGCGCAACCCGCGCCGCCATCGCGTTCTGGATGGGCTGTGTTCAGGACGGAGCGCGCGCTGATGCCCTGAATGTCCTGCGGCAGGGGTTCAACGAGGAGATCGATAACATGGTCCGTGGCATCGCCAACGGCATGGTACCAGCATGAAGGTGGTCTACGGCAACCCCAAGACCATCCTGACCCTCGGCGTGTCGATGCTGGGCGACATCCCCACGCCGTTTATCGGCTTTGTGGACCGAGCCAAGGTTGCAGATTTCGACGCCATATCGCACGGCACCGACGCTGCCGCGATCATCGGCAGTATTGACGACGCCGGTGGCGTGATCATCTATATCGAGAACCCGGACGCCGCAGAGCGTCTGCACGGATTCATGTCTGATCTGTTCAGCAGCGCCAGCCAAGGCGACTGGGGCGGTCTCAACCAATCGGGGGCAAGCCTGCAATGATCTGGAACCCGTGGAAAGAGATCAAGCGCCTGCGTGAGATCATGAACCGGAACAACGCGATGGCTCGTGATGACTACTACACCATTGCCGATCTGCGGGCAGCGCTCGGCGAAGTCGCCGCGCAGGAAAATCCCACCAGCAACGCCACCGTCAAGCGGATGGCAAAGATCGCGCGGGAGGCGCTGAAATGATCATCAACGGGTACGCACTGCTGGGCTTTGCGCCCATCAAGGACATGCTGACTGGGAAGGTTCGCGGCGGCGTTACCAGTCACGGCCTGTCCGAGGCGGGCTACGACATCCGCATCAAGCAGGACGTTGCGTTCTACCCGCGCAACAATGCTTTTGCGGTGGACGGTGTTCTTTCGCAGGGCGGTTTCACCCTTGCCAGCGCCATCGAAGAGTTCCAGATGCCGGACCACCTCGTGGGCATCGTTCACGACAAGTCGACGTGGGCGCGCAGGGGACTGTCGGTGTTCAACACCGTGATCGAACCGGGATTTTTTGGTGGTCTGACCCTCGAATTGGTCTATCATGGAAATGGAGAGCTTCACATCCCAGCGGGAAGTGGGATCGCTCAAGTCCTGTTTAGCAAGGTGTTGATCAATGCATCGTACGACGGAAAGTATCAAAACCAGTCCACCGACCCAACCCCTGCAATCGACGGGTAGCACGAAAATATGCAGGAAGTGCGGAGACGTTCTTCCTGCTACGCTTGAGTTTTTCTATAAGAACACTGGTGGAAAGTTTGGACTAACGCCACGCTGCAAGCCGTGTGTCAATGAAGACAACAAGATTTCACATGCTGCACGTCTCCTGCGAGAACCTGAAAAAATCAGGCTGCAAGCAAGCGAACGCAGCAAGCGCAGCTACTACAAAGACTTGGAAAAAAGCAGGAAATCTAGTAGAGAATGGGCTAGAAAAAACACAAGTCCAGAAAAGAAACGCAAGAATAAATTGCGCTCTGCATACGGAATGACGCAGGAACAGTGGCATGGCATGTTTGAGGCTCAGGGATGCAAGTGTGCCATCTGCCAGTCGACCGAGCCGGGGTCAAAAAATGGTTGGAACACAGACCATTGCCACAATAGTGGTCGCGTCAGGTTCATTCTGTGCGCCCACTGCAACCGAGGACTTGGAGCTTTTAAGGACAACCCTGAGGTAATGAGAAGGGCAGCGAGTATGCTTGAAGAATTTCATAACAAACCCGTGGAGGCGATCAATGGCTGACAGCGCGATCCACATCGACATGACCAACATGCTGATGAACCTGCCCGTAGCCACGCTGATCCGGCTGGCCAACGTGGCGCTGAACACGATGGACGTGCGGACATTGAGTGAGGTGGCGTTTCACAGCGGCATCGAACTGGAACTGCACTTGGAGGACCGAAAGCATGGCTGATTGTATTGGCTGCGGGGCTAAAGAGGGGCAGGAACATATGGTGGGATGCCCGCGAGTTCAGCCGGCTAACTTCTGGGTTACGCCGATTTCTATGGGCATCACCCTCTGCCCGTCCTGCAACTTCATCGGGGCGCACAGTGAGGGTTGCCCCATTGGCACGTCGACCAAGGCCGCTGCACCGTCCACCGAAGGCCGCAAGGATGATGGCTATGACAGCCTGAGATACGTTTTGACATTGGCGATTGAGCAGGCATCAGTCGGCAAGGGCAAGGATCGCCATGCTAACGGCAAGCCGTTCGACCGCCAGCCGATCATGGAGATCGGGCGCATGGTGGGGTCGGGATACCCGCTGGGTCAGGCCATGAAGAAGGCTCAGGAAAGCTCACGCCTTCCGCCGGACCGCGCCAAGGCCGAGCTGCTTGGGGCCATCAACTACCTTGCTGCTGCCTATATGCTGCTTGACGGATGACAAGGATGGCTGCGCCTGATACGATGGCGCAGCCATTACCTTGAAGGGGACCACCAATGTCGGGCTTGAACCCAAACATCCGCCTGTCTGGGGCAAGCGAACCTGACGAAATTGGACCGATGGATGTCCAGATTGAACATCAGGACGATGACCTCGGCGACGTGCCTGAGATCAACCAAGATGGCGCGATCATGAAGATCGACCACGGCGATGGATCGATCACCCTGTCACTGGACGGCAAGCCCATCGCCGACGCCGCCGATGTCGAAGACCAGCCCGCCGGTTGGTTCGACAACCTTGCTGAGAAGATCGACCACGACGAGCTGTCCCGCATTGCGGAAGACCTGCTGCGCGGGGTCACTGACGATCTGGAGAGCCGCAGCGAGTGGATCGACGACCGCGCGCAGGGCATCAAGCTGCTGGGCCTCAAGATCGAACTGCCGGGCCTGTCCGGCACTGGCGACGGCGCGCCCATCGAAGGCATGTCCAAGGTCCGGCACCCGCTGCTGCAGGAGGCCGTCCTGCGCTTCCAAGCCAACGCCCGGTCCGAGCTGCTGCCGACCGATGGCCCTGTCAAGATCAGGGATGACGCCAACGGCACGACGGCTCACCGCGATGAGATCGCCAACGCTTTCGAAAAAGACATGAACCACTTCCTGACGTCGACGGCGCGGGAATACTACCCTGACACTGACCGCATGCTGTTGCTGCTGGGCTTCGGCGGCACGTCATTCAAGAAGGTGTTCTTCTGCCCGCTGCGGAACCGTCCGGCCAGCGATAGCGTGGACGCTGACAACCTGATCGTGAACAACAGCGCGACCGACCTGTCGACCGCCATGCGGATCACGCACCGCGTCAACCTGAAGCCGTCGACCGTCAAGCGCCTGCAAATCCTCGGCGTCTACCGCGACATCGACCTGTCGACCCCGCTGGAGGTCACGCCTGACGCCGCCGCAGAGGCCAAGGCATCGCAGCAGGGCGTCACCACCACGTCGGCCAACCCTGATGACCGCGACCGCGAAATCTACGAAATCTATTGCGAGTTGGACATCAAGGGCCACGAACACAAGTTCAAGGGTAAGGTCACCGGACTGGAAATCCCGTACCGCGTGACCATCGACGTGTCGTCGCGCGAGGTTCTGTCGATCACCCGCAACTATGACCAGCCGGAGCCGGGCATGCTGCCGGAGGCGCGGACCACTTTCGTCAAGTACACGTTCGTGCCGGGCCTTGGCTTCTATGACATCGGCCTGCTGCACATCCTAGGCAACACCACCAACGCGATCACCGCCGCGTGGCGCGAACTACTGGACGCTGGCATGTACGCCAACTTCCCCGGGTTCCTGATCAGCGACGTCGGCGCGCGGCAGAACACCAACGTCTTCCGCGTCCCGCCTGGCGGTGGCGCACAGGTCAAGACCGGCGGCCAGAAGATCAGCGATGCCATCATGCCGCTGCCTTACAAGGAGCCGTCGCAGGCACTGATGGGACTGGTGCAGAACATGAGTGAGACTGGCATGCGTGTCGGCGGCACCAGCGAGCTGCAGGTCGGCGAGGGCCGCGCCGATGCGCCGGTCGGCACCACGCTGGCCATGATCGAACAGGCCACCAAAATCCTGAACGCCGTCCACAAGCGCATGCACAGCGCGCAGGCCGAAGAGTTCTCACTGCTGGTACAGTGCTTCCGTGAACACCCGGAGAGCTTCTGGGAGCGCAACCGCAAGCCCACCCTCCAGTGGAACGAGGAGCTGTTCCTGCAGGCTCTCACCGACGTGGAGCTGGTGCCGCAGGCCGACCCGAACACGTCGAGCCACAGTCAGCGCGTGATGAAGGTCATGGCCCTGAAGCAGCTGCAGGCTGGCAACCCCGCGCTGTACGACGAGGTCGCCATCGACAAGGCCGCACTGCGCGCTATTGGGTGGAGCAATCCAGAGCAGTTCCTGAAGCCGGAGAACCAGCGCAACCAGCCGTCGCCGGACTTCCTCAAGGGCGTGGAAGACGTCAAGATCGCCCACCAGAAGGCCGATGCCGACACGATGAAGGCGCAGGCCGCCATGATCAAGGCGCAGCAGCCAGCCGCGCCGACTGGGCTTGCTGGTCCCACGCAGCCCGATCCGATCAAGCTGCTGTCCGAGCAGAACAAGCAGCGCCAGATGGAGCTGTCGGCCCAGCGCGATCAGGCCAACGACCAGAACCGCGATCTGGATCGGGAGAAAGACCTCCAACTGGAGCAGATGCGGATGGACCGCGACAGCATGAACGACGAGGTGCGTATGCAGCACGAACGTGATATGCAGAGCCAGAAGGACACGATGGACGCCGTCAAACTTGCGGCCCAAATCCAGAGCCAGCACCATCTCGCAAAGGTGACCAAGAAATGAACGACAAGGCGATCCGGTCGGCCAAGCTGACAGCGGCAAAGCGCAAGGACAAGGCTTCCGAAAACATCGCGGACTATGTCGCCGACCTCCTGCGTCAGGGCCGTGCGTCCGAGGTCACTGATGACCTGATGGCGCAGGCAGACCCGCAGCGCCTGCACCACCATTATGTCAGCGGCAACACCGGTCAGCCCATGCCGATGGACAAGGACAGCCGTATGGCGCGGGCGGAGCAGATGGGGATGACGCATAAGGGGTATCACTCTTCTCTCAAGGACCAAGACCGCTTTGATCCTGTCGGAAAGTTCATGGGCTACACTGGTACTTCCGGCATATCTACGACGGACAATCCTGCTGCTGCCAGTCGTTACCTCGACCGCTATGGCGACAGGGACTACAAGGGCGTACCGTTTGATAAGAATGTCATTCCGACGCTTTCAAACATTGGCCGCACTGACGTAAGGAGCGATCCTTACCGCTCCAGTATGCCTATGGGTTACCCCCTGCCTGATGGATACACTCCGGCACACGAAGCAGCTGGCTTTGATAGCGCTCAGTTTTCTGACGCTATATCCGCCAAGGGTCCAGTGAAGCACTCTGACGCCAAGAATGCCATTCGGTCGACAGAAACAGTCATGAGTGACCCCACCAACATCCGCAGCGAGTTCGCCCGTTTCGATCCGCGCCTGCGCCATCTGGCAAACCTGAGCGCATCGACAGGTGGCGCAATGGAGTTCGCCCGCCACGTTGAAGCCGTGCAGCGCGCTGGCGGCCAGATCGCCCCGTCGAAATACCTGCCGGACGTCCCGCGTCAGGTGCATGCCGATGGAGGCCGCATCGGCAAGGCCTACGGTGGCGGCTTTGGCTACGTCCCGCAGGCCGCCCTGCCACAGCTCCGACTGGCGGTGGCGCAACCCCTGCCGCAGGCGCAGCCTAAGGGCGGCTCGTGGCTCAATACCCTGACCGACCTTGCAGTGGCTGCAAAGAAGCCAGAGGAGGCTGCAGCGCCGCAGGAAAGCCCCAGCGCGGCATCCGAGGGTCACCCGCCAGCGGAAGGTGTGTCAACGGCTGCACAGGCCGCTCTGGACGCCCTGCGTAAGGGCTGGACGGGCCAAGACTTCAGCGTAATCAGCGACTATCGTGACCCGACCAAGAACCAAGCAGTCGGCGGTGCCAAGGGCAGCCAGCACTTGCATGGAAATGCCTTCGACATCGACACGACCGGATGGACTGAAGAGCAGAAGCTGGCGCTGGCAACCAATGCCTACAACTCGGGCTTCCGTGGCTTCGGGTTCTACGGCAACAACTTGCACTTCGATGTCGGAGGTCAGCGCGCGTGGGGGCCGTCCTACCATCAGGACAGCATCCCCGAGTGGGCGCAGCCGTGGACCCAGCAGTACATTTACGCCAGTGGTGGGCGCGTAGGGAAGGCTGGCGGTGGCGAGGTGGATGGCATTACCGCCTACCACGGGTCACCGCACGACTTTGATGAGTTCGACATCAGCAAGCTTGGCACCGGCGAGGGCGCGCAGGCCTATGGGCATGGGCTGTATTTCGCTGGCGATGAAAAGGTGGCGAAGTCGTACAGGGATGCACTTCAGTTTCCAAAGGTTCCAAACGCTGGTGACTATGTCGGCAAGGTGGCGGATGATTTGAACTACCACCGTGGAAACGTGGACGGCTTGAGGAGCATTTACGAGGGCATGATCAACAGCGGAAATGCTGAGGCCAGAGACTTGGCGTCAAAAAAGCTTGCAGCAATGCCGGAGGCAATCAGCCGATACAAAGGCCACATGTACAAGGTCAAGCTGAACGTCGGCCCGCACGAGCTTCTCGACTGGGACAGGTCGATGTCCGAGCAGCATCAGAATGTGCAGGCGGCCTTGGCGCGCATCGACCCAGACCAGTGGCATCCCACAGGCGGCGACTATGACCCGTCCGAGCAAGGCCAGATGGCATACCAGCGCCTCGTCAGCTCAGGCAATAAGCAGGGTGCCATCGGTGAGCATTTGCGCGCGGGTAACCCCATGAAGCGCGGCGACAAGTGGGCATCCGAGGCACTCATGGCGCAAGGCATCAAGGGCATCCGCTACCGTGACGCAGGATCGCGCGGCAACGACAAGGACGGCGACCCCACCCACAACTATGTCATGTTCCATCATGACCCTGTGAAGGTCGCGGACAAGTACGCCTACGGCGGAGAGGTTGAAAACATGGAACAGCCAGCAAACGGCATGCACATGCTGCGGATGCGCCGTGCGGGGATCAACACCAAGGATGACTTCTGGAACCGCTGGAGCGATTACATGAAGGCCAAGGCTGGCCCAGACACGCGCCTGTCCCAGACTGGCGGAAATAGAAGCAAATCAGATCGCGTTGACAGCTTGCTGATGCAGCACCGCCAAGTCGCCGACACGACCGGCATCAGGAACGTGTTCTCAAGGTATGGCTCTGATCTCGAAAACGGACACATGGCTGCGGCAATGCCAAGGGCTATCCTACAGAAAGCAGGCATCGAACCTACCGTCGACAATGCAAGCGCGATATATCACTCACTGCCGGACGACGAAAGCGGACGTCTCGGCTTCAACGAAGGAGGCGAAGTTGAAAAAGCTCCCACCGCATATAGCCAAACTGGCACCCAAGCGCTCGGACTTCCCGGATCAGGAGGAATACGAGGAGGCCAAGGCGTTCTTCCTGCACCGGCACAAACATCTGGCGAAGAAGACCTGACCGGCCTGCCCAAATCGGTGAAGATGCCGAAGCTTGGGCAGACGATTACAGCCGCGCACGATCCGCGCATCCGGCAAGTATCCCGCGACTACGCGCAGCAGTCCGGCATCCAGTACAACCCTCCGACCACATACCAGAAGGTCGACCCGGCCCGCGCGAAGCGGATCGCTGACGCATACGAGGCGATGCCACATGAGCCGAACCACCCGCTCGTCAAAGCATCGTACGAAGCTCTGCTGAATGAGACCAAAGGTCAGTACGAGGCCATGAAGCGAGCTGGCGTCAATCTTGAGTTCTACCCGGACCCGAATGACGACCCGTACAAGAGCAACCCCCGCCTTGCCGTCGAGGACGTCAAGCACAACAACCACATGTACATCTACCCGACCGACGCCGGTTACGGCAGCGGAGACGCCCTCTCCGGTGCAGACGAGAACCCCCTGCTGCGCGACAGCGGCGAACGCTGGCATGGCAAGCCTGTGCTGTTCAACGACTTGTTCCGCGCCGTCCACGACTATTTCGGACATGCCAAGGAGGGCGTCGGGTTCCGTGCCGACGGCGAGGAGAACGCTTGGCGGCAGCACGCGGCTATGTTCTCCCCTCTGGCCCGTATCGCACTTGGCTCCGAGACACGCGGCCAGAATAGCTGGCTCAACTACGGCCCGCATGGTGACAAGAACCGCACTGCGGCAACCGAGGACACCGTCTTTGCTGATCAGAAGCTCGGCGTCCTGCCCCACTGGGTTCACCACGAGGGGGCGGAGGACTTCATCCAGCCGCACGAGCGCAAGCAGATGGAGGACATCTACCGCGCGTACGGGAAGCTCGACGAAAGCCCTCAATGGAGCGAGAGCGAGTTCACGCCGGACAAGTTTTCGTCAGCGCTGAAGTCATCCCCGTTCTCATCCACACTCACCCAGTACGACCCATCAGAGGTCAGGGAGATGATCAACAAAAAGAAGTTCAGCGGTTACAAGCTGGCTGGGAAAGACGCCTATTTCGGCATCAAGCATGGTGCCGACTACGTCAAGGACTACGGCTTCGAACACCCGGCCCTGACCGGAAGCGAGAACGCACTGGTCGGAGTGGTGAACAACGACAAGAGCGCCCGTGGTGTCGGTGACAGCCTCATGAAGGAGGCCATCAAACGTGGCGTAACAGCTCTCGACGCGTTTGCAGTGCCTTCCGACAAGCACCCTCGCGGCTTCCTTGCTGACTTCTACGGCAAGCACGGCTTTAAGGAACTGGGGCGCGTGCCGTTCGACCCGAAGTATGTGACGCCAGAACAGCTCTCTGACATGAAGAGAATTTGGGCGAAAAGCGGGTGGGATGAGAAGCGCCACCCGTTCCCAGATGTGGTCATCATGAAGCGCGCTACCGGCGGTTCCGTCACCGGCAAGCATCGCCTGACGCAGGCGTTCAGCACCGGAGGCGCTGCGAAACTCATGAAGGCGCGCAAGGTGAACCCCGTTGATGCGGCGCTGTCCCTCACACGCCGCTTCACCAAGGACGGCAGGGCTGCTACAATGGCGCTGAAGACCAAGGGGAAATGACATGTCCGACACCGTAAAGCGCGCACTCGATCTGGTGTCGCAGTACCAAGATGCCCCGAATGCAAAGGTTGACCGCGTCAACTGGCGTCCCTTGACCGCAGTCCACGAAGAACTGGAAGGCCTGCCGGAAATACCGGGCCACGTCCATGAGTTCGGTGATTTTATGCACAAGATGGCCGCGAAAGCAGCTGGGCCGGGCCTGTCCGGGCGCGATCTGATCAAGGCATACGCCATCACCCGGTCCAGCATTCGCCGCAAGGAGCGCAATGCCGATCTGGTGCGGCAGAACGGTCTGATCCTGCCCGCGTCAGTTGGCAAGACGATCCGACCTGAGGGTGCGATGGCTGAATGGCTCAAGTCTCCTATGGGTCAGCGCTTCCTTGACGCTGCAGAGGACGGCAGGGTCGACCGTGAGGCCGTTGCACATGCCCAGCGGGTGATGAAGCCGTTCGGATTTGACACTGAGACGCATGCGCTGCCGTGGGCAGTGGAGCATCTCGCTGGAAAGCATGAACTTGTATCAAATCTGGTCAAGGCTGGCCTGTCCGGTGACAGCCCGGTCAAACCGTGGCGCGACTTCGCCACAAAACTGCACGGCATCAAGGATGCCAAGGCTGGCTTCATGGGTTCCATGCTTGGCCGGGGCGATCTCCCGACGCTGGATGCTCGTCAGGTGATCCTGAACACTGGCATGACCACCAAAGCAGTCGGAAGCAAGCTCAGCGGCACCGCTGGCGCGCCCGCAGTGGATCGCCTCGCCGCGCGTCAGGCCGCAATGAACCCCAAGCTGGACCCCGGCATGGAACCGTTCCGCCAGCACCTGACCCACCATGCGATCTGGGACAAGGCGGCCAACGCCACCACAACCCATAGCGACCTCATGGACACCATGCGGCATGCCGCCACTGGTGGGCGCATCGGTAAGCAGGGCGGCGGTTCGATGGGAGATGGTGAACGCCAGCATCACATGCTTATCCACGCGATGGCAGCAATGGGGAATGGCCACGGCCTTGACGACTCCGTACACCCCGATCTTGTAGCGCATATGCGCTCTGGCTCGACACAGGAGATCGTACGGCGCGCACTTGAACTGTACGAAAAGGGTCAGTCGTACAAGCGCACCGGCACTGGCCTGATGCAGCGAGACCCGCGCCTGATGGAAGCGCCGCCCGTCCTGTCTGACATTAAAAACACCCCCAAGAGCGGCCACCTGAACACGCCGTTCAGCCAACTTGAGGCAAAGTTTGCTCCGAAGGGCAACCTAATGCCGTCCAAGGACTTGGATATTGAACAGCTTCAGCGTGAGAATGCCCGCCTTGTTCCTCTCGTTGGCGACAGGACGCCAGCCGACACGCTGCTGCTGGGTCACAAGGGGGTCGATCTGGCTGGGCACGTTAACCAGCAAGGTGGCGCAAACTACACCAGATCGGAGTTCGCGCAGGGTGAAGACCCATCCGGCTGGAGGTCGCGGCAGGGGGCAGCTGGCACCATGCAGCAGCACGTCCACAACCTGAACGAGGACGGACGCCCGGTGTACGGCGCGCATGTGGCCATGGGTCACAAGTCGGGCGACAGCTCCCACATGCTCCTGCATTCGGTGATCAAGCAGGTTCCGAACCTTCCCATCAAATCCGCCAGCATCAAGGCTTTCGACGAGGAAATGCGGAACAAGTTCCCCGCCACCAGCCAATACCCGATGGAGTGGCCCGGCATCCTGAACACGGAGGATGTACATGATTTCTTCTATCGTCAGCCCAAGGTCGTGCGCGGCAAGAAGGGAAAGCCGGATACGCTGACCTACCAGCCGCGCCCCGGCAAGCATGTCACGAACTTCGTTCAGAACATCGACA